AATGATTACAACTGGAAGTTCTATGGAAGGTTTGCCGCTGCTTTGTTGGCTGACACTGAATATGTAGCCATATTTGATGACGATACTATTCCGGGAGAGAGGTGGTTTGAAAACTGCCTAGAGACAATGAAAACCAACGAAGGTATTCTTGGTTCTGCTGGTGTCACACTAAATGACAAGTTTTATGTTCAGCACGACCGCTGCGGGTGGCCCACACAAAACAGTGAGACAACAAGGGTAGACCTAGTTGGTCATGCTTGGTTCTTCAAGCGGGAATGGTTATCTCACTTGTGGAGAGAGAAACCAACGACTTGGGATAATGGAGAAGACATTCAGTTTTCTTATCTCGCCCAGAAATACGGCAACATCCAAACCTACTGCCCTCCACATCCACCAGAGGATAAAAGCCTTCACGGATCTATCTTGGGTAACGAGTTGGGTATTGACATAAAAGCAACCTCAACTAACAGTGCCGTATCACATCAGCAGTTTTTTAGTGAAAGAGATGTCTGCGTTCAAACAGCAATTAAAGGTGGCTGGCAAACTGTGCGAGGCATAAAAGTATGATTTTATTAAGTTTTGGAACTAGACCAGAGTGGATTAAGATTAAGCCATTGCTAGACCAAATGGATGGTAACATACCATACCGCTTGCTTTTTACAGGTCAACACACAGACCTGCTCTCAAAAGTAGGCGAGGACATAGATTTAATAAAGCTACAAATCAAAGACGGTCCAAACCGACTTGACTCTATCGTGAGTTCCGTTATGAACTTGGAAGAGATTTTTGAAGGCGTAACCTCTGTTTTGGTACAGGGAGACACGACCTCTGCTTTCTCTATTGCGTTAGCTGCTTTCCACAGAAGTATTAAAGTAATCCATTTGGAAGCAGGTTTAAGAACATACGATAAAAATCAACCATATCCAGAGGAATTTAACCGACAAGCCATTTCTAGGATTGCCGACGTTCATCTTTGCCCAACCATAATGTCAAAAGACTTTTTAAAAAATGAAACAACACAGGGCAGAGTAGAAGTTGTGGGTAATACTGTATTGGATAATCTGCGAGGGATAGAAACTGAGTATACAAACAAAGTTATTGTAACGATGCATCGCAGAGAAAACCACCACAACATGGATAAATGGTTTAAAGCTATTGATAAGATTGCCGAAGCCAACAAAAACTTGGAGTTTATTATTCCTCTGCATCCAAATCCTAACGTTCAAAAGCATAAGCATTTGTTAAAAAACCTTAAAATTGTTGAACCAGTAGAGTATAATGAATTCATAAAGTTGCTGGCTAAAACAAGGCTCGTTATCACTGATTCTGGCGGCTTACAAGAGGAAACTTCTTTTTTAAAAAAGAAATGTATTGTATGTCGGAAGAAAACAGAAAGGCTTGAGGGTGTCGGAACTTTTGCTTATATGTGTCTAGAGCCGGAAGGGTTGGAAGAAATCTTTAATCAAGTCAATGCAGATCATATACCTGTTGGAGACTGCCCTTACGGAGACGGATACGCTGCTGAAAAAGTGTATGAGGTCCTGAAGGATGAAGTTTGAAGAAGATTTTTTTAATCTACTCGGTAAATTAAAACGCAACGAACACTTTGCATACACTCGCTTTTCTGACGGCGAGATCTGCGTTATGCAAGATAAAGAACTAAAACTTGCAGACGATCATGTTGTAATGGGAGAAACCCACTACAACTTTGGTTATTCAGCAGACGATCACAAACATTACGATCCAAAACAGCACGGATTCCTCAAAGACATTTTGATTGAGGCTTACAAATACAAAAAAGAAAATTATTTTGTCGGCGGTATTTGCAAAGATTGTACCTGCGCCTCTGCGGAATTTGCACCTTGGATGCATGATCTTTACGGGGAAATTGATGATAAGTTAACCTCTGCAAACTTGCTCGTAAACTCAAACTATCCTCTGTTTGTTGGTCATTTTATTCCAGAGTTAAAAAAGAAAAAAGTTGTTTTTATTTGCAGCGAAAATGCTGATTTGTCTAAGAGTGGCTTTAACATCACAAAGGACTTCCGCGTAGGAAGAAACTGCATTGTAAACGATCATCATTTAGTTGTTGACATTAAGAAGTGGATAGACGATAATAATATAGAGGATCATGTATTTCTGCTTTCGGCTAGTAGCTTAAGCGAGGTTCTTATTTATGAACTTTTTAAACACAATGATAAAAATACTTATATTGACATAGGTACAACTCTTCACCCTTACTTGGGGCTAACAATTGAGAGAGATTATTTAAGAGCATACCACAGCAACTTTCCTCATCCCGACCTTTTTAAATCGTGTGTGTAAATGGAATTAGTACAAAATAAACCACAATACTGGGAATTTATTAGAAACCTTAGAAATCATCCTGATGTAAAAGGGGGCTTTGTACAACAGCAAGACATCAAAAGAGAGTGTCATGAAAAGCACATGCTTAGGTATGGACTGTTCTTTTATATATGCCTGTGTGAAGGACAGCCAGCAGGGTATGTTGGTGTAATTGATAGAGATATTAGAGTTGCAACACATCCTAATTTCCAAGGTAGGGGAGTTGGAAAGTTTATGATAAATCAATTGATGGAAATGCACTCTGATGCATTTGCAAAAGTAAAACTTGAAAATGAAGCCAGCATAAGGCTATTTGAGGCTTGTGGATTTAAAAAGAAATATTATATTTTGGAGAAAGAATAATGCTGCATAATCCATATAAAGTGGTACAAATGTTTGAAGAAGAGGTCGCTCACTATACAGGAGCACCATATGCTGTGTCTGTAAACAGTTGCACAAATGCCCTTTTCCTCGCATGCAAATGGCACAATGTAAAGGATAAAGAAGTAATATTACCAAAGAGAACATATCTCTCACCACCACAATCTGTTATGCAAGCAGGTGGAAAGTTAGTGTTTGAAGATCTAGATTGGAAAGGCATTTATCAACTTAAGCCATTCCCAATTTATGATGCAGCAAAAAGGCTTACCTCCAACATGTATATTCCCGGTACGATGATGTGCCTTTCGTTTCATATTAAAAAGCATCTAAAAATTGGCAAAGGCGGCATGATACTTCTGGATAATCCTGACGCTGTAAAATGGCTAAAAGCCCGTCGCTATGAGGGGAGAACAGATGGCATGAAATATCACGAAGATATGATTGACGAAGAGGGTTGGAACATGTATATGACCCCGGAGCAAGCAGCGAGAGGTCTAACTCTCATGCAAAATTACCCAGAGAATATGCCTGATCTACCAGAATCACCGCCTTATCGTGATCTAACAGAATTTGAATTGTTTAAAAATGTGGAGGTAAGATGAGAATTGCACTTTGTTTTCATGGATTTTTAATTAACTCCGGAGGCAAGCCTGCCTTATTTATGTCTCAAAATTACATCAAAAAGAATATATTTTCTAAAGGAGACGTAGATGTTTTTTTTCATAGTTGGGATCAAGACCCGGAGATAAGAAAACTAGGAACTGAATTATATGATTTTACTAAAATTGTGTATGAAGAGCCAAGGGGATTTGAAGAGGAGCTAAAAAAGGCTGATCAAAGCTGGTTTGATGAGGGCTTCCAAAGAAAATTAACGGATTATAGGGGTAACTCAATTTTTCAATCTTTAAGTTTTTTATATTCTAGAAAAAGATCCATACAATTAAAAGAAGAATATGAAAAAGAAAATAATTTTAAGTACGATGTCGTTATATTAGCACGACCTGATATTGGCACCCGAGGAAAAGAGCACCCTCAAAAATATTATGTAACAGACATTAATTTTAATCCAAATTTAGATATGAATTATGTATACGCAGCAGACTGGGATCAGCATAATTGGGGATATCCAGATCACTGGTTTTATTCTAGTAGTGAAAATATGGACCTTGTGGCAACAGCGTATGATAAAGTTTTAGAATATTATCAGCCCGATAGTGAATACACTAAATCTGTTACAACTGGATGGCTAGATAGTAATCAAGATGACGAGTTTAGCAATGAAGTATATAAAGAAAATAAATCTAAAAATCTTGTTTGCTTTCCCAAGTGGCACTGCATAGACAATCATAAGTTTTATAAGTGGTTTTTTTATGATGTGGGTCTTTATTCAAAAACAAAATTTTTAGATATTACAGGGGTGTAAAATGAAAAACACAGCGATTGTTATGTATTCGCACAGCAGCTATTCTGATGCTTGGAATATGTTTTTTGGTCAAATTGACAAGCATTTTGACAATAACGTTTCAAAATATATTATATGCGATGATCATCTGGAAGAAATACCAGAAAATTGGAAATGTATCACATACGACGAAAACTTAGATTATGCAAAAAGAGTTTCTACTTCTCTTCAAAAAGTTGAGGAACAGTTTTGTATATTTCACCATGAGGATATGCCATTATATAAAAAGCCAGATTTTGAAAAATTAAAAAAGTACAATAAAATTCTTGACGAAAATGATGATATAAGTTATATTAAATTATTGAGAGGAGGAGTTCATGAAGACATCAAAGAACAAAAGGTCTATAAAGATTCAGAAACTTTGTATGAATTGATGCCAGATCATTATTTTCTCTTCGCAGTTCAGCCAAGCATTTGGAAAACAAGTGAATTAGAGAGAATTTACAAAACTTGTAAAATTGAGCACATTCGCGAATTTGAATTAGTAGCTACTGAGATATGTAGATATTTTAAAGTAAAAGGCTTATATCATTTCAATGGAGAAAGCAAAAGAGGCTTGTACCATTGGGATTCTGATGTCTATCCTTATATTGCTACAGCTATTGTAAAAGGAAAGTGGAATATTTCTGATTATAATAAAGAACTTATACCACTAACAGAAGAATACAATGTGGATGTTTACAAGAGAGGGATTGTGTAATGAACAAGGTAGAATTAGTTATTTTGGATATTGATGGCGTATTAACAGATGGAAGAAAATATTATGGACTAGATGGTATGCCGTTTGCAAAGACTTATTGTGATAAGGATTTTACAGCCATTAAGAGGATGAGGGGAGCAGGAGTAAATGTCTGCTTTTTATCTGGAGATACGACAGTAAATCAGGCAATGGCAAAAAATAGGAACATTGACTTCTATGCAGCAAGGGGAAGAGATAAAGCTGAATTTATCCCCGAATTTTGCGAAACATACGATACATCCCCGGAACATATGGTTTATATTGGTGATGACTTATTTGATGCCAGCATGCTAAAGGCAGTTGAACACGCTTTTTGCCCTCTAGACTCTTGCAGAGATATTAAAGAAATATGCGGTCCTTCTAACGTTCTTAATAATTCTGGCGGTTGGAACGTCATCGCGGAACTATTTGATGTATTGCTTGATCGCGGATTGATTGGAGATTGTACGATGGAAGATATTGAAGCATTGGACAAGAATGAGAAATTTTAATATATCACTATACGGAAATATAATAGTTGATTCTGTTTACGAGGTAAACTCTTTTGATAAAAATTCTTCAAACGTTATAGAAGAAAAATACAAATCCCTTGGTGCTATTGCCAATGTTGCAAGAGAGCTAGCAAACTTAAACAAAAATTTCAACATTAGCGTGAACAGTTCTATCGGCAATGATTCTGATGGTAGATTCTGTTTAACATGGATAAAAAACTTCAATAAATTATATGGCAGCAACATCACCTCATTTATAGAAACTACGCAAGAAAAAACTTCAAATGCCCTGATTGTATCAAGTTTAGATAACAATATTAGAACCAGCGCGGTCAACTGGGGGGCGTGTCAAAACTCATCAGAATTTACAGATCATAATTCAGATTGGAAGCATTTTATGTATGTTGACAAAATGCTTAATCTTACAAAAAACAATTTAAAAAAACTAGCAAATCGCAGTATTATATCTGTAGATTTTTGTTTGGGAAAACATACAAAATCGGAAAGAGACAGGCTTCTTTCAATACTTGAGAATGTTGATTATGTTTTTATATCAGAAGAGGAAGCAAAAAGTTTGACAGGATTGGAAGAAGAAAGCAAAATGTCCTTATTTTTGGGCTCAAAAGCGAGAGGTATTTGTATACTGCACACGCCAAAAGCAAGCTACACTTCGGATGGAAAATCTACAAATGTTTTTAAGACTGATCACATTAAGAATAAAAAATTAAATGTTCTTGGTGCAGGAGATGTTTTTTGTGCCTCGTTCATAAGTAAGAGTATTAATGAACAGGAAAGTAAATTAGAAGATCGGATTAGATTCGCTCACGAAAATACAAAAAAATATTTATTAAAAGGAAAATGAAATGGAAAAAAAATACAATGTTTTGTTGCCGATAGCTGGTAAAGCACAGAGGTTTCTAAATGAAGGGTATACAATGCCAAAGCCTTTAATCATGGCTGGAACAAGGCACGTCATTGATTGGGCTATGGATTCATTTAATACTGAAGAATGTAATGTAATATTCGCAGTTAGACTAGACCATATTCACAATTTTTCAATTGATGATATTCTAAGAGAAAAATTTGGAGAAGAGATCAAAATCGTGGTGATTGATAGAATTACTGATGGATCCGTTTCAACATGTTTATTGGCAGAGGAACACATTGATAATGAACTTCCGTTGTTCATTTACACTCCTGATGTGTATTATCAACCACAATTTAATCCAAATGAGGTACCCGAAGACCAAGATGGCTTCTTGTTGACGTTTAAAGCCAATAGCCCCGCTCACAGTTATGTTGAAATGGATGAAGAGGGGTTCGCTTCTAGAACCGCAGAGAAAGAAGTTATCAGCCAAAACGCCGCTGTTGGAGTTTATTACTATAAGCATGGTTCTTCTTTTGTGAGATACGCAAAAGAAATGATTGAAAAAAATATAAGAACAAAGGGAGAATTTTATATCTGCCCCATGTACAATATGATGATTAGAGATGGGATGAAGGTGGGAATCCAACAGACAGAAAAGATGCATGTTTTAGGAACTCCAGCAGAATTAGAGTTTTTTGTTGATCATGTTATGCCAAAATTTGGAGACAAGCCAATTGCCTTATCATGTGATCATTCAGGTTTTGAAGCAAAGGAAATGGCTAGAAGAGTATTGGAAAAAAATGATGTTCCCTATATTGATTTCGGCACTTACATTAATAAAAGCTGCGATTATAATGATTTTGTATCTCAGGCAGTTAGAGCTATGAGAGACAAAACTTGTGATTTTGGTTTGGGTTTTTGTAGGACTGGACAGGGCGTAAATATCTTGGCTAATAATCTTAGAGGTGTAAGATCTGCATTAGTTATTGATGAATATATGGCTGAACACGCCATTAGGCATAACTGTGCTAATTTCTTCTCTGTTCCAAGCAAATATGTCAGTGAGGCAACTTTTGACAAAATGGTAAAGATTTGGAAGAAAACAACATTTGATGGCGGTCGTCACATGACAAGAATGAAAAAAACCATGGAGGCAAAATGAAAGATTTAAAGCTTCATAAAAGACTTTTAGAGTTATTATACAAGCACAACGAGGAACACGTTGGAAGTTGCTTTTCGTGTATTGACATTATTGATGATATTTTTTCTAATAAATCTGAAGAAGATATTTTTATCTTATCAAATGGGCATGCTGCATATGCCTTGTACGCAATTTTAGAAAAATATTATGATCACATTGATGCCGACGAGCTTGTTGAAAAACACGGAGGTCATCCAAACTGGGATGAAGAAAACCACATCTACTGCTCTACAGGAAGTCTTGGTATGGGAATTATGATCGCTGTCGGGAGAGCAGTTGTAAATCCAAATAGAAAAGTTCACGTTATGATTAGTGATGGAGAATCAACAGAGGGTTCTGTGTGGGAAGCCTTAAGATACATTGAGGAAAAAGATGTAAAGAACATTGAAGTTCACGTTAATGCGAATGGGTATGCTTGTTACGATGAAATGGATGTTGATTATCTAGAGAGAAGATGCAAAGCATTTATGCCAAGAATTAATTTTTACAGAACCGAAGAGCAAACTTTCCCATTCTCTTTTCTTTGGGGACTAGACGCACATTATATTAAAATGAATGATGAGCAATACAGAGAAGGACTAGAGAAACTACAATCCATGGAGACTAAGTAATGAGTGTTAGAAAAGAATTTGTCAAACTTCTTCATGAAGAAATGAAAGTAAATGACAAGATAGTGTTTATTATTGGAGATCTTGGTTATGGACACTTTGATAAAATAAGAGAGGAATTTCCTGATAGGGTATTCAACCCCGGAGCAGCAGAGCAGCTAATGTTAGGCATGGCTGTTGGCATGGCACAGGAGGGCTACATTCCAATTTGTTATTCAATGACCCCGTTTGTTCTTTATAGACCTTTTGAGGTGATCCGAACTTATATTGATTATGAAAAAATCCCTGTTAAAATGATGGGAGCAGGTAGGGACAAAGATTATGCAGCCGCAGGATGGTCTCACTGGGCTACTGACGATAAAGAACACTTAACGGGATTTAAGAACGTAAAAAAGCATTGGCCTTCTGTGGAACAAATGAAAAGTGTTTTTGATATGATGATTAGAGATGATAATCCATATTATGTCAACTTGTCAAGGTAGGATGTAAATGAGCGAAAAGTTCACAATATTGATTCAGGGACCTTTAAATAACGTGTCTTTGAAAAATGTTGAAAATTATAAAAAATTTGGCAACGTCGTCATAAGTCACTGGGATGAAAAAAAATCTGTGATTCAAGAGAAGTTTGCTATTTTAAATGATTTTAAGAATGATCCAAAAGTTAAAATCGTTTCAGCACCACTCCCAGAGAGAGAAGAAAAGGTAGGCATATTAAAGGATAGTACATTTTATTGGGCTGTTGAATCATGTTATCATGGTTTTGAAGCATGTGAATCTGAGTATGTTATAAAAACTAGAAGCGACGAATATTTTAGCGATTTGCAGCCCATGATAGATCAAGTATTGAAGGACAAGGGAGACGTTTTTGTGTGTGGCAATATATTTGTAAAGAGCAATTTAGAGTGCCCCATGCACATTGGAGATCACATATTTTCTTTAAAAACAAAAACTGCTCAACATATGTACCGCCACCTAATGGACATGTACAACGGCAGAATTAATATTCTTCCGTGGGCAGAACAGGGTCCCAGTGCTGCCGAACAGATTGTTGCTTATTCTTTTTTGAGACAAATGGGTCTTCGCGCTGTTGATTCTAGCTGGATGCATGTTGTAGATATTAACTCTCTGGGTCAATATGAGGTCCGATGGGCTTTTAAAGATGAAACGTGGAACTCTAATGACAAAAAATTTATAAATCCTCACGAAATACAAAATCAAGACGATTATATACGGAGCTATAATTAAAATGTTTATTTCCGAAAAACACAAATTTTTATTCGTGCATGTTCCAAAAGCAGCGGGAAGCACTATATCTATAATGTTTAAAGACACCCATGGTCTCGTCGGAGAACAAAGATCAGACCCTCCACCCCTAGAGCATCATAAGGGCATCAATCAAATTTTACAAGAACATCCAGAATATGAAGATTATTTTAAATTTGCTGTTGTAAGAAACCCATATGAAAGACTTCTATCAGGATATACAGAGTTTAAAAATTTACCACACAGGATGAATCCAGACAGCACCCTTCCTTGGCCATCTAATATAAATCAATATTCTGATTTTGTTGATTTTTGTAAAAATTTAGAAAATTCAGAATGGATCAAAGATGTTCACTTTGTACCCCAGAGCGATTTGTTGTGTGATGGTGAAATTATAAAAGTTGATTATATTGCTCGGCAAGAAAATTTATTTCATGATTTAAATAAAATAAAAGATAAGATAAATGTTAGCGAAGAGGATCTTAAAAATTATATCGTTAACGGAGAAAAGCATAGGCAGACAAAAGGGGTTCATTACCAAGGGCACTATTCACAATATTACACGGAGGAAACAAGACAAATTGTGGAAAGAATTTATCATGATGATTTTGTAAACTTCGGCTATAGTTGTGATCTAAAGAAACAAGAATTGAAAAATAACTGTATAATATCGCAAGTTCATATCCCAACTTTTGACCCACAAGGAAGTTTGACTTCAGAACAAAAAAAGAAATTAATTGATTTATCAATATCGCATCTTAGGAAAAATAATCCTGACGCATATATCATCTTAGTCGGTCACGGTGAAGAGCCTTTACAAAATACGATTGACAAGTGTGATTATTTTGATTGGGGTCCAGCCCACCCCATGGATAGTGGCGGGACTTTAATAAACAACCCAGCGCAATTTACTTATGTATCAAAAGGTATAAAACATGCGATTCGTAAAGGGTTTAAGTATTGCGTGAAAACGCGAGGCGACAGTTTGATTGGCATTCCAAATATTGCTGATTATTGCCACAAACAAATACAATCAGAAAACAAAAATATCTTTTTAACTCAGCAGACAGGAGATTCTCTATATAAGATGGGGGATTGCTTCATGTATGGCGAGATAAATATGCTTGACTCAATATGGGACATGGATAATCCCTTGTTTCATATTGATGGATTAAGAAACACAGGTGCTAATTTTATTAAATATTTTACAGGAGATCATCCACCCCAAGATTTTGATTCAAGTAGGAAATTATATTTAGATCTAAACTGGGAAGAGTTGCTAAAAGAAAAAGTTTGCTTTAGAGATTTATATAAAATAAAATTTTGTGACTTTAGGTGGAATTACCATGATTTGGAAAAAATGGGTTGGGATCAAATTTATTCTTTAATAATGGATAACAAGTACAATTTAAATTCTATTTTATGGGGAAGAAAAAATGGTTGGCATGTTTTTGATGACAATGGTGAATTAATTTCTCAGTCTGGAATTTGTTCTTGGTCTTACAATGAAAAATCTTTTTATAATAAATAAAAAATGTTAGATAATAAAAAAAGAACGTTTGTAAAAACTTTGTCTTGGAAATTAACAGGTGCTTTGTCCCTGATTATCTTGACATACATAATGATTGGGTCGTTAAAGACAGCCGGATTATTAGCAGTTTTGCAATTTTTTGTCACTTTTGTTTTATACGCTATTCATGAGAGAATCTGGACTCATATTGGCTGGGGTAAAACAAAAGGAATATCCATTCAAATGACAGGCATGTCTGGTGCTGGTAAGAGCACTTTATCAAAAATGGTATCTAAAAATTTGATCAAAAAAGGCTACCTCGTAGAAATAATTGATGGAGATGAATACAGAGAAAATCTTTGCAAAGATTTGGGGTTTTCAAAAGAAGATAGAAACACAAATATTAGGAGACTCAGTTTTGTAAGTAAGGTTTTATCAAGAAATAACATAATTTCTATTATTGCTGCTATTAATCCTTATGACGAAATCAGAAAAGAAAATAAGTACAAAGATTCAAATTTAAAAACAGTTTATATAAAGTGTGATTTAGATACTCTTATAAAGAGGGACGTTAAGGGGTTGTATGCCAAGGCACTTTTGCCAGACGGACATAAAGATAAAATATATAATTTTACTGGAATCTCAGATCCTTTTGAGGAGCCAGATCAGCCCGATTTAATCATAAATACATCTGAACAAACTATGCATCAATCTGCTAAAATATTAGAGAATTTTATTATTACACAGGTTTCTTAGTATGATTAAAATAGCTCACAGAGGAAACACAAAAGGACCTCTTAAGGAGTACGAAAACAACCCGCTTTATATTCGCGAAGCCCTAGAGGCTGATTACGATGTGGAAATTGATGTTTGGTTGCTAGAGGGGGATTTGTTTCTTGGTCATGATATAGCTGAATATAAAGTGAACTTTGAATTTTTGGAAAACAAAAATCTTTGGTGCCACTGCAAGAATGTTGATGCTTTGTTTTTTTTACTGAATAACAATATTAGGTGCTTTTTTCATGAAAATGATGAGGCTACATTAACCAGTGATGGATACATATGGACATATCCGGGAAGTAAATTAACTAACAAATCAATTTGTGTAATGCCAGAAAAAAATGGCTGGGATATACCAAGTTGTGTTTTTGGGGTTTGCAGCGACTATGTTGGAAATATAGAGGAGTATATTAAATGAAGTTAGTTGTAATAACTGGATGTTTGGGTTTTATTGGATCTCATGTGGCGAGCAAGTGTTTAGAAATGGGATGGAAAGTGTATGGAATTGATAGCGAAACATATGCTGCAAATCCTAAATTGATTAAGACTTTTAAAAGTGACTATAAAGAAAATTTTACTTTTATCAACGAAGACATCGCAGATTTAAAACACCTGCCTGACTGCGATTATGTAATTAACATTGCCGCAGAGACTCATGTTGGAAATAGTATTATAGATAGCAAAGAATTTCTTAGGTCCAATATTGATGGGGTCTACAATTTACTAGAATTAATCAGGCAAAAACCAAACAATGTTGATCGCAGACCAATATTTTTTCACTTTAGCACCGATGAAGTTTATGGAGATATTGAAGAAGGTGAACATACTGAGGAAGACCTGATGAATCCAAGTAATCCGTATTCTGCATCTAAGGCGGCGGCAGATATGTTGGTAAAAGCTTGGTCTAGAACGTATGGGTTGGAGTATGTTATCTTGCGACCAACTAATAACTACGGATCTTATCAATATCCAGAGAAACTCATCCCGCTTTCGGTCAAACTTTTACAACGAGGTAAGAAGATTAGACTTCACGACGAAGGTTTACCCACACGTAACTGGTTACATGCCGAAGATACGGCATCTGCGGTCATAAGTATCATAAATAGTGGAAAAACAAACGAAATTTACAACGTTGCTGGCGGCTTTGAGCAAGAAAACCGCGAAACAGTAAGAAAAGTAATTGAAGTTTACCATGGACCAGAAGCAAACTGGGAAGATTATGTAGATCTTGGCTTTAAAAGGAAGGGTCAAGACGTAAGATATGCTCTAAACGACGACAAACTACGTGCATTAGGGTGGAAACCACAAAAAATATTTAACGAAGAGATAGAAAAAGTGGTACAATTTTATATTGATAACTTTAAATGGTAGGAGAACTATGAAACTTTCAAAACAAGCAATGGGTTCGCTCATGATGGCTTTGCAAAAAAGCCTTTTAGAGCAAAGCGACATCACAGAGACCCTTCAAAACATGGATTTTGTCCCCGCAACCGAAGAAGAAGGTGGAGAGGCAGAGCTTTATGTAAAAAACCCTCCGATTGTTAAGTTCGGAAACGAAGAAGCTGATGTTGAGGCTGAATAATGCCAAGTTACGTGTATGAGTGTTCTGATTGCAAAGAGGTTATTGAGGTATTTCACTCTATGAGCGAGGAAAGAACAGATTGCGAGATATGCAAATCCAAAAATACACTAACAAAAATACCAGAAGTTCCGATTTATGTAAAAAACAATAATGCCGGAAATGTAGTAAAAAAACACATTGAAGATGCAAAGCGGCAAGTTCAGCAAGACAAGGCAGATATGACCAAGGATTTCAAAGGTTGAGTTTATTAATATTTTTTCTAATATTATCTGTAGGTATTAACGTGCTATTGATTTGGTATGTGAGGAAAATGTTATCAAAGCTTTTGTATGTTTCTGATAGCATCGGGGACTTATTAATATCAGCAAAAAACTTTTCCACCCACTTGGATGGATTACATGAAATGGAGACATATTATGGGGACGAAACACTTGGAGCCTTAATACGACATTCTAAGCAAGTTGTAGAAGATATAAGAGAATTTGAAGATATATACACCTTGACAAATGACGGCTTAGAGCAAGATGAAGAACAAGAATAATGCCAAAAAAAGCAAAAAAGAAAAATCTATATTTTACACAAGAGCACGAAGATGCAATAGTAAAATACGCAAAAACTAATGATATAAAAATAAGAACTGAGTTATATATTAAGTGGATAGAACCCGCTTTTAGCGAGATGGTTGATAAAATAATCTATACCTACAAATTTACCAACTTACCAAACATAGAAGTATTAAAAGATGAGTGCAAAATATGGCTTACCACTATCTTAGATAAATACGATCCCAACAAAGGATCTAAAGCTTTTTCTTATTTTAGTGTTATTACAAAAAATTGGTTTATCCACAAGGTCAAAAAAACAACTCTGGAGAACAAGAGAGAGGTGCAATTTGACAAGATACCGAAAAACGTAGAGATAAGACAATTTACAGTTCAAAACGAATACGAATCAAAAAGAGTAGAAAAAGAATTTTGGATGGGCTTCTGGGAAGAAGTTAATTCTTGGGAAACCACCAATATGAAACCGAATGAAGAGAAGGTTTATGAAGCAGTGAGGTTAATTTTCTCAAATCCAGATCGTATTGACATCTTCAATAAAAAAGCGATCTACTTTTATATCAGAGAAATTACAGGTCTAAACACAAAACAAGTCGTAAATAACTTAAATAAGATGAGAGTTAAGTACAGAGTATTTAAAAAGAAGTGGGATAAAGGTGATTTGTAATACTTTTTTACTCTTTAACTATTTATGTTTGTTATGAAAGACTTAGAATCATATATAAACGAAGCAATCAAAAATATTAGAAGTGATCGTGCCATTACTACAACTCTGTTAATGGAATTGATGGAGTATATGAAAAGGGACGATGAAAAAAAAGAATCTGTAGGTACCATTGCGGCAAAATACGTAGAAACGCTCCAGAGATCAAATGAACAATTGGTTAAAATAAGCGCTCTTTTGCAGAAAAAAGCAGGATCTGAACAGGGTCTAACGGATGAAGACAAAAGCGAATTATTTGATTTGATAAAAGAGGGGACTACAAATTAGATGGCTAATAGATATAAGGGGTCTGATCCAAAAACCGGAATATTAAATAGAATTGACCCTTCCCCGGCTGTGGGAAAATCATATGACGATGATGAGCACGGAATAACAGATGTAATTTACACTGGTTTTAGAAACAATTCTTCTCCAAATGTTCCGGGAAAATACTTAGCTACCGTATATAGAGTTGAGGGTGACATGCGAGAAAAGCCAGCGAGTGGTCACCTTATAAGACCTGAGCATATTTTGCATGATTCAATAAACAAAGAAGGGTATGCTACTGGAAGATCAACCTTGCAACTTAGAATCCACATCCCAGAGTTGATGCCAATGATGCCAACTCCCTCAACAATACCAGCACCCGGACAAAGTAGCTATGATAACTCACTCATAAATACATACCCCTTAGTCTTAGCTCAGACAGAAAATATGCCCGTGCCTCAAGTGGGGGACAGGGTTTGGGTAGAATTTCAAAATATAAATGATTTGAAAACTGGAGTCTATGTTGCGCCGTATAGAACAACAAGAAATATATTAAACCACCAAGGGACACCCGCCTCTGCACAAGATGCTTTTTATAAAGGTGCCTTAGCTTCTGCTGGTACACTTGGGGGGCTAACCCCGGAAGATATTTTTGCAGGAGTAACTAATCCTCTTGATGCAGCTGAAAATGTTGCATTTGCTTCAGAAATGGAAGCTTATTCTGAAAACGCAAAAAATTGTTACGGAGAAATACCCCCAAGCCATCGCGACAAAGTTAATAATTTCATGCAAAACCAAGGCGATAGGTTAAAAATATACAAAGTACCAAGAAAAATTAAACAATATGCTAAAAAACACGGAATTACACCCAGCGATATTACGAATCAAGAAAATCCAATTTCAGATAATGTTTTGTATAAAATGGCTACAATAAAATCTTACTTAATAACAGCTAAAGGCAGATATTCTGATTTTTATGATTCGGATGGTTATCTTAAAGAAAACGTAGCTTGTATAGAAGGAATAGGTTATGAAGAAGTGCAAAATATAGCAGAGAAAGAATTAAGATTTTGGAGCGGACTCCGAGATTCAAATATTGCCTCCGGAGCAGCTTCTTTTAAGGGCGAAGGCGGAGAAAAATTAAGTGGTTTTAACAAAAAAGTGGAAGATTTAGCAAGGGCATACGACGAAAATACTTATAAAATTTCCCAAGCTTATGACGAAATTATAAAAGACATGCATTATAACGAAGGCTTAACAGAGGAAGAAGCAATTTCCGGCAAAACAGTTAATTATGGAGTTTATGACGCTGAAAATAAAAATATTGTGTATAAGGAAATGGATTTTTCAAAAGCTGTAGATGATTTATACGGGTTTAGAGGTGATCATAGCGCACGGAGCATGTATCCCGGCACACAATTCACATCTGGACCAGATACTTTTAGGCGGACACCCAAGGCCCCAGAATCCCTTAGCACTCTAGGCAAAGCGGGTGTTGTCTCGTCACAAGCACACCCAGAATATTTAAATATGAAGGGTGAATATGTGGAGGGCAAACTTCGCAACCTTGGATATTCGGTTTCTTATACTGGAGATTATACAAGAAACACAATCGTTACTGGTATTGATACAAAACAGCCCCGCAGGGATCCGCGAATCGCGAAGAGCATTTATTCTAGACCAATCATGTCTTTTGGAGAAGATGCTGAACAATACCTTTCTGAAAGAGTCTTTGAAAATCCTAAAAAAAGTCAACGTGCAATTTATAACACCTCAACTGGAGAGGTTTCGTATGAAAAAGTGGAAAGAGATGAACAAGCTGCAATTTGGGACAGACTTAATATGTATTGGACAGGAATTAATAAAGGTTTTGGCGCTTCTACGGCTTGGAGCGCTGCATTTATATCTTTTCTTCTTTCAAAGTCTGGCTTTATCCCCGGTTCCTCTCACGTTAACTATGTTGGAAATATAAGAACAAATTTGGATAATTGCATAAGATCAGGATGGTACCCTTTTAGTTTATTAAGGAACAGAAAAAAAATAATAGCGCAGGTTGGCGATGTTGTGGTTAAGCCAAGGGTACAAATAGACACAAATGAAAATCACAGGCTGGGGAGTATGTATACCCATGGAGATGTAGTTTTTAAAATAGAAGGTAATAAAGCATATTTGTGCGGAGGAAACACGGCAGATAGCGTTATAGATTCCAGTGGAGATTTTTATGATACAGTAGGGATTCCTCACATTTTGGACATAGATGCTGATGGAACCTATGATCAAAAAACAATATTTAACAAGGGCTATATCATAGTATTAAAAAGAATGAACGAACCAAATCAGGCAGCTTGGATGCCAACTGTTATAGATGAAACGGGAACACCAATTTATGATTAATAATTTTAAAATAATATCAAACTGATATATACTAGGATATAGAAAGGGGAATATTAAAAATGGGCACCACAAGGCAATCAATTGATGAACTAGAAAAGCTGGCAAAAACAGTAAAGGATAAGTTTGCCAGTATCCCAGATGGAGAGAAAGTAAGAAAGGCTGGGATGGGTGGAAATAAAAAAGTAGAGCCTATTCCAAATTTTGTAGCGGCAGATTGTGAAAAGGTTATTCAAGGCGAGAGCAATACTTGGATTGTTTTTGGTAGGGACAGACCCCAATCAAAATCTTCAGGTCAGATGCTTATCGGAGCGAGCCATGCTGGTTCTATTGATATTTGTGCTGGTCGAGCAGCGACTGAAGCAAGAGAGACAACAGAAAATGGTGAACCAGTTTTTTTCAACAATGATTTTAAAGCAGATGCAACAAGAATCTATATAAGTCAAAAAACCAGCATTGATAGAAATTTTGGATTAGTTCCCGGACGAGTTGGTAATTACAACGGTCAATCAGCTAGATCTGCAATTGGGATGAAAGCAGACAATTTAAGATTTATAGCCCGAAACGGAATTAAACTTGTAACTAGAACTGATGATACAAATTCTAGAGATGGTGATGTCAATGAAACTAGGGGGATTGATATAATTGCAGGCAATGATGATTCAGATTTGCAACAGATGGTCAAAGGAAACAACTTGAATGATTTGCTAATATTGATTTGTGATGACATTAGAATCATTGCTCAGTCTTTGCACTTGTCGTTACTTAACCAAATGGCAGTAAATTCAGTTTTAGCAGCACATACCCATACTGATCCCGCTACCGGTCTTACAGGACCTTCAATAGAGGCTGGTGTAGTAATGGGATTAGATGCTCATAAAAAAGTAATACAAGATTTGCCGGATACAATTATAGAAATAATTAACAGCATAGTGATGGAATTGACGTTTCTGAAGCCCGGTGGAAAACATATATTAAGCAAACATAATCATGTAAATTAGATATAGAGAGTCAAAATGGCAGATAATTACGAAGCAGAAAAATATTACCAAAAGATAAATGCGAACAAAAGTTTAAAAATAAAATCGTCCGCATATTACAACTTGGGTTTACATAATGCTAGTGGCGTTACAAAGAATACAGCTATGAATGATGGCACTGTTGTGCCCGTATCTTTAGAGTCATTATACGTTGGAAATCAAGGATTTACTGGTCATGAGATTTTAACTAATGTGGTTGTTAAAAGCCTTTTGCCAAGAATGTTAAGATATGGCTTATTGTACCATTACTTTGGTTACCCCGTAGCAAATGTTGCAGTTACTGATCAACAAACTGAAACCTACAGCAGTAACCAGAATAATAAGTGGACAACGAACAACGGCATAAAATATCCCGAGAAGATCATCCCCAGAGCCAATTTGTCCTACATTATGCCTTTTAGTTATGGAGGAGAAACAGCGCCACAGTTTTACGGCACCACTTACTTGCAATATTGCGAGGACTATCATGATGGAGAATTTGAGTATTCAAACATTTGGGAAGCCTCTGAGGGACTACCGAGTCTTGGATCTTATTATGATTTAGCAAAAAAAGCAGACAAAATAGACTCGGGATGGTATCAGAATCATGTGTATTCATATTTAAGGGGAGACGATTCCTATGGTGCAGATTACCACTTTTGTAGGGTAGATCCAGTTTCGGTTCATTATTCAATGGGTCACTACTTGACTCTGGGCGACCACAGGATTACTGAAAACAAATCAGAATTTTCCTTCTTGACAGAACGAGAATATTATTCGGGCACAGCCTATACAGACCTGCCGGGAGATATTGACAAGTACTATCAGGACAGCGATGCAAAAGATTATCTTATATTTAGGCGTAGACCAGAGAGTGATGCGCTTTATTCTGAAGATGGAGAAGTAGATACGTTATTTACCTATCCATTAAACCTTGACGACGGAATTACATTAGCATTGATGTACAACACGTCTATTGGATCATATAATTCTTCTAAAACAGCGGCACTTACTATTTCCACCGATGACACAATTACTAAAGGAATTCAAGACTGGTACTATGAGTATGCTGGCTCTTCCGGAAATATCACCACATACGATTTAATAGTTGAAAATGTCCCGTTTATTCCAACGTTTCCAAATGATTTTTCAACAACTTTAATATCTCCCCCGATAGCAAGTGTTCAATTTGCTACAGGCATTTTAAAGCAAACAAAAGATCAATTATACCATAGTGTGACCAATCCGTTGACAAAAACTTGGGCAAAAGCATATATTCCCAGCGCTCTTTTTCCTCCGGTTGGTGGCAACCAAGCAGCTCAAATGGCTGATCTTGGTTTTGGTAGTATTATACCGGCAAGTCTAAACTCTCTTGGTCTTGGATCATATGGACCGGGGCAAGACATGGATGACATAATGGGTGGTTATGCAAAGTCGTCTTGGTATGAAAACTATAATGTTGATGCAGATGCTACCTATTTCGTATTGCCCGGAACTACAACCTTGGGTTATGAGGACGGCGATGCTGACTACGAGGATATGGGTCTTTTAGGCAACTTTAGATATTCCAATATTGCTTCGGCTTTTAAGTTGGTACCAAAATCAGCAAAAACACAAGAGGAAGCTCAATATTATTTGGAAAATCCAAATGAAACGTTGAATGCAATTGTTCCAAAAATATTAGATTATGTTGCCTTTGTTGCCCCGAAAGGACAGGGCTTGGTAGATTCTAAAAATGATTCTCTAAAAGGACTCAAAAAATTTAGATTTTCCAATGTTATACCTGAAAAGCTCTCCTCAAAAGACATCGCATCTAGCGTAGTTCACAATGTTACTATAGGAAACAAAGCTGACGCTAGCACAAAATCACTCCCGCTTTATGGAACTTATGTTGATTTTAACCCATATTGGGGAGGTGATGTCGCTTTTGATACTGCTTTGTTTGGTAGAGTGCAATATTCTGCCCTACAAAATGAAGTTGAGTCTGGCAACCTTTCTTTCATGTACAGGAAAAAACCAGACAATTTCATGCTAATTCCAGCAGATCCTGTAACGCTAAAAACAATGCTGAATAGTTTTCCAAAAGACACAGAAGAGGTCACATTGAGTTACTGGACAGGAGACTATCTAGACACCGATGGAGATGGGATTAAGGAACTCTACTCCAAAGAGTATGAAGCGAAGGTCAAAAATCTTGATTATGGTCCGATGAGTGGCGTTAATACCGTATCAGATTATTATAATTCTTTCATACATCTTTTGAGCGCAGGGTACGAAAGTTTTTCAAATAAAGGGGTCCATGGCGAAGCCAATATTAATAGATGGCAAAGCATTTTCAACTCTGCTACTTTGGGGGCTGCCTATGGAGAAGCCAATCTACAAACTGCTTTAAATGTCTATACTAGAGCCTATAGAAACATACAGGCATGCAAATTTATATCCGACAAGTTTTTGTTATCAAAATATGCAGCCAAGCCAAAAGGAGCAAGCGAGTTTATAGGTTATTATGACCCAAACAAGCCGTTTGGAGGAAGCATTGACGGCAAAGGAGTAACTCAACAAGAATGGTATGCATCAGGAACCAATTCAAATGTTAAATTAATTTATACCGAAGGAGATCCGGCAGACGCCCTTACCACATATTCTGGGGAAGATTCTGTTGACGATGGCTATTACGGAACATCTCCCAACTCTTTTGATTCCTCGCTTGATGAACCCACACCAGCAGAGGCATGGGACTCGGCAGCCCAAGAATTTCTTGATGAAAACGCAGGCACTTTGTTTGACACTGATGACGAATCGGTAGACAATTGGCTTGATGATTTGGATGATCTTGATGATTTGTGGGATGATTATCTAAATGATTATTATGAGGATGAATATTACGACGAGTTTGACGAGGACGGATACGAACCGGGGGAAGGTCCGTCCCCCAAAGAACCCCCATTCCCACCAGACATATCATTGTCAGAAATTGAACAAATGTTCAAGGAGGGTTCATTAAATAGTGAACAAAGAGAATTTATGGCGAACGGGGGCTTTTATTTCATATTAGATGGATACGGAAATGATGGTGCATCGGCATACTTCAAGCCGGGACAAAGTTTCGTAGGAGCCTTCTACCAAGAAAATGACACATATTGGTATGGTCAATACTTTAAAGGGTGGTCCGTTGAAGACACATCTAGTTTGAGATTCCCTGTCTGGGATTATACTAATGAGTATATAAATGCGATTGAGTGGCAACCTCTAATAAAAACAGAGCAAGAAGCGTTTGCTTATTCAGAACAGATATCAGAATTTCCACAGTTTAGAAATCGTATAAATTATGGTCTGCCAGATTGGGTAAAATCATTCTCTGTCTACCCATCTATAGAGCGCTCTCTTCACTCAACAGGATTTACAGCATGCCTGTTCCCTACCGAATATACAGACTCTCCAGCTCAAAAGATAGCTGATAGTAATTTGTCTGATACTTTCAACACAAAAGGGATACTAGACAATATAGGTACGTATAATACAGATATTGCGGTTGGCACTGATGTTAATGACAAAGATTATAATTATGAAGCGAGCTATTTTCATAACTTATTTCCAAACGCTTATGAGATTGACGCTACAATGTTGACTTATAAAACTGCTGACGGATTTCAAAAAGCAGCATGGCCATGGATGAAAATAGCTTATAAGTATAATCCAGCATCAGACGCTGGATATTATAATGTTGAATTGAGATATGTTTTAGAAATGGAGATTGACGAAACTAAGCTGATATCTGATTTAGTGGGGTATGGCGTCTTCAATCTAGCTGGTGATTTAGATAAATATGTAGACCAAGGCTTTGACCCATATGATTTGTTAATAAAATCAAACGGCAATATTGTTGAAGATACAGAGCTATATGAACAGTACGAAAACTATGTATCAAGCTTGGGTTCTGGAGATGGATCAGTAGACTTTTCTCAATTTCCTTGGTACGATGTTGCTGAAGAAGAAGAGGCGATAGATTTAACAGAAAAGGAAAACCAGCTTATAGAGGAGTTTGGAGAGGACTATACAAATGCATACGTCCTTGGTCCAGTGGGGCAGGTCACGGTTCCCTTAAAGCAATTCCCCGGAATTGGATCCGACAATATAGGCTATCTAGACAATTTAACTTTTGTAAAAATAACAAAAGAATGGGTTAATGGAAAAGGCGAATTCAATAAAGTCACAGTAACAGACCCAGATTCTCCGTATAATGGCAGTGTTGGGTTTGTAGAAGTGGAACATGTTTATGCTTCTCCATCAGCTAAAGAAAATTTAATATTTTTTGAAGACAGATTTTCTGAACTCTCTCTAGCCAAAACAGAAGTGCAATTCATGTCTAGTGCCGCTAAGGCTTTTATACCAACTTGGTATAATATGGAAACTCCTTATTATCACAAGGGAGATGCAGAATATTGGGTCAATGTATATTTGCCAGATGACCAAAGTTGTATCACTGATGATCAAGACTTAAATTCAAAAAAAGAGCTAGCTAAAGAGTTAGCTCTGAGAGAATTGTTAAATTTTCTAAGCAAAGATTATACAGATGAAGATATAAATCATTTAAAAAACACTTATTTAGTTGCAAAAGTTGAGGAGGGGTCTGATAATTATCACATTGATTTAAGACCCGGAGACCCAATTCAAGTTTTGGTTAAAATTGGGGCAATTTACGTAAAAGCGTTTAATTCAAAACTTAGAAGCTTGCAACAACTTAAAGCTCAGTCCTCTTATATTATTTCTCTAGACACAAGGTACTACCAAGAGCATATAACTCATGCAACTTATGCACTAAACAGAATACACTTAGACATATCCTATTCTCCTTTTTCAACTCCGGGCTTTAGTGCCATCAAGGAGGCAAAAAGACTTACTTATGTCCCCATCGCGATAAGAAAACTAATAGCACTAAACGGATATGATATAAATAGTCAGGGTGCTAACCTCATTAATGTCGGATTTGACTCCGACTATAAGCTCGTTTTCATGTCGTACAAAGAAGGTAATGGGCTAGAAATGGTGCTTGAAACGGGTTTTGATTTTTATAAACAAACTGAGCCGTTTAATTATCCAAATACAATGTCACTTCTGTACCACCATCGCCTCTTAAAGGATCCAACTTTGCCGTGGCAGACAGTAGTAGAGCAGTTTTTGGTTGACCCAAAGCCAAGCATTGTAGAGAAGCAACTAGGAGATTTTAGCGGTGTATCTCCTTCAAATCGTTGTAGTCCTCCTCAATTTATCTATCCTGATTGGCAAGATATTCTAAGAGGTCTTGCAGATAGATTAGATTTAGCATTGGATCTAGATCCAAGATTTGATTTGGGATCTTTCCAATTTAGTTTATTAGAATTATTCCCCCCTTGCCCAAAACCACCATCAGGCAAAGGACCAGCCCTATATCAATTCATGTTTCAAGTTGGTGAAGAGAAGAGGCTTTATGAAGGAAGGGTAAATCTAGACCTAAAAGAAACTGGAGAAAAAGGAAAAATCTTTGGTGAAACCTTGTATGAGCCAATCCAGTGGAGCGATTTTGGATTTGAGGATGAAGTCATTAAAGGGATGCAGGAACAAATTAATAAAACTAAAGAGTATGTTGGAGATATTTTTAGTTCTGGTGAAGGTCTTAAAGACTTGAAAACAAAAATATTTGATCTAGATGATTTGTACACATATGTTCTTAATTATATTGATGTCCCAACTCTTTATGCCAGAATATGCCGTTGCTTCTTGGATCTTACTGGCTTTGATTCATTCAAAGCTCCAAATTTTGAAATTGGGTACGACAATCTTTCGGCAGGAATGAAACTACAGCCCGGAAAAGCCATATATGCACAACTTTCAGGAGACCAAAAGGCAAAGGAAGAGTTAAAGAAAGATGTCTACTCTGGACCCGGAGGATTGAAAGAATTCGGTCAAAAGCAAACTTGGAAGGATGCTGGGAAACTTACACTACCGGGAAGAGATCCCGGAGTAGAAATAGATACAGCAGACCTTTTTTGTTCGTTTTGTTTTAATATTCCAAGTGTATTCATGAGGTTGCCAACAACAAATATTTTAGATTTATTTATTAAAGCTCTTAAGGCTCTTCTTGAATTTGCAATTGCACAACTTCTTTTAGAGTTAATAACAATTGCATTAGAAATATTGTTAAGTTGCCCAGAAATACAGTGTCCAACCGGTGCAGAAAATCTCAAAGATTACGGTGTTACAAACCTGAATGATGTCTTTGAAGATTCTGGTATAAACCCCCTTCAGGCTCTAGAAGCCTGCGGTCTCATAGCAGACGGGGTTCTTGTTACGGTTAGTGATGTTAAAAGTATGATGGATGATGTATCGTCAAGATTAAGCAGCGTTGAGGTGCTGGGTCTTTTAGATGGTACCCCAACCAACAAAACCTTAAAAGTGATAGAGAGCGTTCTAATATCATCCTATCCGAATATTAGAACTCAATTAAATAACAAAGCTAAAATTGAAGACTATTTTACGTGTGCAGGATTGAAAATCCCGGTTGAAGTTATTGATGAAATAGAACAAAAAATTGAGGATAACTATAAAGATCCCATGTATTGCGAAAGTTTATCTAATCAGGCAGAGGAAAAGCTATTAGACAAATGTGGGACTGCTTTTAATTCTAAGGAAATATTAGAGCAAGCACAAAAATTTGATGTAAAGAAGTACGAAGAAATTGCAAACGTTTTTAGAGAAACTGATGATTTATCAACCCAACTACCTCCGCTTTTTACAGATGGAGCAGGGGCACAGAGCATCATGTCTCAGGTTACTGATAAGTTGCCAACGATGAATTACGCTCTGGATGTTGCTATTGATACATGCATAGTCCCAATTGAAGCTTCGCTTACCAGAGAGTGCAAAGATTTTGTAAGAGCCAAGAAAAACATGCTGGTGAAACAAGATGACCAGAGAGGAAGATTTGGTCTTATTGAAAATATTCTTAGAGATAGTAAGTGGTCAATGGGAATGAGCTTATATACGACTGGACCAAAGTGGCGAAGTCATAGTTTAGTAAATAATATTGATGGAATATTCAATGATATTATTTCTGGAAAAAAACTAACATACAGTCGCGGATCACAATATGTAAGAATGCAAGCAGGTCAGGGCAGTGATTATGATGAAAATTATATAGAATTAAATTTTGAAACTCCAAAACTTATTGCAGGAAAAAGAGATTATACGAACAACTATAAGTTCACCGTAAACTATAATAGCCCTGAATTAAGCCACACTGCCATCGCGATGCAGCTAGAAAGGTCGGGTAAATTAGTTACCTCATCGCCGGGGGGATATCCTGATATTTACAAATATCCAAAAAGGTCTCAAAATCTTGTTATTGAGGGCAATATGGATGAACTAGGCTCATCTGTTATTGATTACATAAGGCAATATCCACTAGAAAACAGTGATAGTATTAAGTCAAGAAGTGAGCAATCGCAAACTTTCATGAATATGTTGTTTGGGGGGCTCTACTCAGGCGGAGATGATATAAAAAGTTATATAGAAATAGGACCACCACAGCCCAATTCCAAACCCAATGCTTCCGAGTTGCTTTCAAATACAGAATTGTATAACACAACATCAGAAGAGATCAGAGAATTAATATGTGAAGATGCTTATTGGGCTACCTTTGTGGGAATTATTACATCCTATGCTGATAGTTTATCAAAAAATGGGTTACTTGGAAGGTATGATGACAATCCTTTAAATAATGATGAATTGGCATTAGCTTTTAATTTGGCTCCCCTTATTATAGTGCCGCCTATTGCCGTCGTTGCTTTCAATAACCTGACAAAAAATTTATATAGAAGAGAAATTGAAAGGTTGGACTTAACACCAACACAAGCAATGGGTGGTGTACCACATCAGGGTCTAATTGATTACGAGAAAGTAAGGCAAATAATTAAGAAAAATTATGACATATCTCAATATTATGATCCAAACTCTACTGATCTAGGTCCAACTCACCTTGCACTTCTTGAGGGATGGATATCTGCGATGTGTCAGATGTTTGCGGGAGAAGTTTTCTTAAAGGGAGTCTTTTCTTTGTCTGTCATACCAAAAGAAATATTAACTGCTGACGAGATGATAGTTGAGTTTATATATGAAGAAATGGATTTCTGGCTAAATTTACCAAGAAATATTGATTTTAAAAATAAATTCTATCACTCTGCCTCAAGTGTAATTGCAAACAAACCAGAATTTGATCAGCAATCTCAGACTCTATTTGATATACAACTAGGAAAAGAAATATCAATATTGAACAACAAAGACGCAGTTAAATATTTCATTAGACACAATTTAGAAAGCCCACTAAGTTTTGTTCAACAAAGAGTTCAAGCGTTAGATCCGGTATCAAATGCAAAACCGGACCTGTTTAATCCAATTCAATCCATAACCCACGGAACTGTTCTGGAAATATTAGAAAACTTTGGAGCATCAAAAGAGCTTGATCTTCCATATGGGTCAAAAAATTCACTTTGCACAGCGGAACGAATTGACGAGTTTAAAAACGGGAAGTTCTTTTTCCAGTATTATTTTAAGTTGACTGAGCTGGAAACAGGATCTGAAAAATACAATGCTCTAATTGACAAATTAAATGATCTTGATATGAAACTTGAAGCTTCTGGAGAGCCCGGATCCGTTGGATACGAAAGCGCCGAAACATATCTTGAATCGTTTGAAAGCAACGAAAGCATGGATGATATTGTAGTGAAGATAGTGAACAGCTTTAGATGGGACCGACCGACAATTGACCGAGGACATGTCTCGCGAGACTCTATGACCAGAATTGCTAAAAGATTTTATAACCCGTCTAGCAACGCAGTAGCTCTTCCGGTCATAGAAGCATATTTCCCTGATAACTGGGATGACACAGATGTTGTCCAAACACCCGAAGAGGTGCTCGATATTATACAACAGGACTTCCAAGGCGGAGCTGATATCTTACTTCATCCATCCTCTATAGAAGACATTAAGAAATTTATTAAATTTGAAGATTTATTTGAAAAAATAGAATTAGGCGTAAGACTTTGTTACGGCTTTGTTGATACAGACATGACATTTAATGGTGAAAGAATAATTCCAGTAGCGGCAGAGGATTTAGACTCTCCCCCTCCTGTTGATTTCGGAAATTTGGAAGAATCTATGGAACAATTCGGAGATTGGTTTTCAAGCCCAGATTATTCTAGCCCTGTGCAGCCAGAGTTTCAACAGGTTCAAGCAAAAGCATTTAGGCTGCTAGCTGATGGAATAGATGAAATGATAGACGAGGATGACAAATTTTATAATTCTTCTATTGGAACAAAATCAAAAATATACAAAACTCTTAGAATTTCCGAGATGGAAGACGGCTCGGACACCCCAGAGGAGTTTAAGGGTGTTAAGTTGAAAAACTACATATTCCCGCTTGCCCAGACCTCAAAGGAGCTTTCTCCAAATCAAAACGTTGATATAGAGGACCTAAATAACTGGCTGAAACAGAACTTGGGAACTCTTACGGACCCTGAATTTGGAGAATATCAAGAATACGACGATGTTATGCTAAAGTTGCCACTTAGACCGGCATTTAAAGAAACATTAAATGATATGACATCGGAGATAACTTTGAGCGCCCCATATAGTGCGCTATTTAGGTATTCAATGCCAATATCAAAAATATTGTACTTCCTATCTTTGTATAATGTAATGGAGGTCGTATCTGATATTCCTTGCAACGTTGCTTTTGATCAAACTAAAAGTGTTTTAAAACAAACAATTGAGACTATTTATAACACAAAAGGAACAGAAGCTTACAAGCAGCAGCCTACATACATGAAAGAAAAGGGAGGCGTTGTTGGTATTGCATCTTCCGCAAACAAGATTACAGGAGATTAAAAAATGCCAGCCATTTCCCCCAAGCTGCCTTTAGCTTTAGACCCCGAAATGGGATATCAGATGAACAAGACCTTAGTTGAGGTTGTTCGTCAAAATTTAATGATGCTTATTTTAACCAATCCCGGTGAGAGGGTTATGCTACCAGATTTTGGGGTAGGGTTGAAAAAATATTTATTTGAAAACATATCCCCCTCTTTTAAAGATGAAGTATCGCAGAGGATACACGACCAAGTTAATACTTATATGCCTGCTGTCAAAATAAATCAAATAATTTTTGACGACAAAAGCATGGACAACAATAGGCTGAACGTAGGTATAATTTATTCAATACCGTCTGCTGGCTTAACTGATACTGTTTTGGTTCCTGTAAATGCTGGATCTGGAGTGTATTGATTATAAAGAAAAATATACTTTTTAATACTATTTAAAATTATTAGGAGACACTTGTTTTGCCTTATGAAAAAAGTAAAAAAATCGTACCAATAAATTATACTAGCAGAGACTTTGATTCTATCAAGGAATCCCTAGTTGATCATGCAAAAAGATACTATTCAGATAGATTTAGAGACTTTAGTGAGGCGAGCTTCGGGTCACTGATGATAGACACAGCTGCTTACATTGGAGATGTTCTGTCTTTTTATTTGGATTATCAAGCAAATGAGTCTTTTCTTGAAACGTCTATAGAATACAACAACGTGCTAAAACACGCCAGACAAATGGGCTACAGGTTTCAAGGAATTGCTACCTCTTACGGCACTGTAACATTATACATAACGGTACCAGCAAAAACAAATGGAATAGGACCAGACATGAGTTATGCTCCCATGATGAAGCGTGGGGCAATATTTTCTAGTGATAGTGGCGCTCCATTCAGCCTAAATCAAGATGTTGATTTTTCTTCTCCCACAAACGAAATTGTTGTAGCCGCCGTGGATCAAACAACAGGTGCGCCAACAAGCTATGCAATCAGGGCATATGGGCAGATAATCTCCGGAGAACTTGGTATTCAAACAATTAATATAGGTAGCTATCAACCATTTCCTAGATTTAGACTAAATGGTTCTAATATAACAGAGGTAGTCAGCGTCTTTGATAACCAAGGAAACCAGTATTACGAAGTGGAAAACTTGTCTCAAAACACCATTTATCAGCCAATTGTCAACAAGGCAATTGATAAAGACAACGCGCCATATTTGTTAAAACCACTACCAGCTCCTAGAAGGTTTATTACGATAAGTGAATTGAATTCTACTTTCATACAATTTGGATATGGAACAGAAAGTGATTTGGAAGCAGAGGAAATAATGGATCCGTCCAAAATCTCGCTAGATTTACACTCCAGAAATTATATAACTGACCGGTCTTTTGATCCAACAAATTTACTAAAAACAGACAAACTTGGAGTCGCGCCATCTAACACAAGCTTAACCATTGTTTATCGTGTTAATGGACCTTCCAGCGTGAACCTTTCTTCCAATTCCTTGTCATCAGTTGTAAATCCGTCAATGGAATTCTCTAATCAGCAAAATTTAGATTTTCAAAAAACTAAAAACGTTATTGCAAGTCTTGAGTTTATAAATGAAAAGCCGATTGTAGGAAGTGTTTCGCTCCCAACAATTGAGGAAATAAAGTATAGAACGTATGGGTCAATATCGTCACAAAACAGAGCTGTTACAAAAGAAGATTATTTGTCATTAATATACAATATGCCTCCTAAATTTGGAGCTATAAAAAGAGCGTCAATAGAGCAAGATACAAACTCTTTTAAAAGAAACTTAAATATATACACTTTATCTGAAAATAGTGCTGGATTTTTAGTAAAATCAAGTGATGCATTGAAAAATAATTTAAAAACTTGGCTCTTAAGTCATAAAATGATAAACGACACAATTGATATAATGGATGGCAAGGTTGTCAATGTTGGTTTAGAATATGAAATATTATCCGAAGAGCAATTTAACAAGTATGATTTATTAAACAGAACAACCCTAGCTTTGCAATCGGTTATCTTTTCATCAAACTATGCGATTGGAGAGCCAATACGACTGGGGGGATTTTATGCCGCACTTAAAAACATTCCCGGAGTAATGGACGTAGTAAACATTAGATTGGTGAAAAGGGCAGGTCCAAAATATTCCTCAGTGGATTTTGATATGTACAATTATTCTTCCTCTGACGGAAGAGTAGTGTATATTCCAGTTGACCACGTTTTTGAATTTAAATATCCAAATCAAGACATACAAGGAATAGTTAAATAATGGCTATCAAAAGATACATTGCGACAGCAGACAATACAATTACAGATGCGTATCAAATGGACCTTTCCACGAGGGGTACGGGATCAAATATGGGCGCAGCCGATACTTTAGAAGCGTTCTACATCTATGGTCAACTAAGTTCTTCTGGAGGAACAACGTCCGAAAAATCTAGGATATTAATTCAGTTTGATATTGACAAGATGAATCAAGATCGCACGAATGGGTTAATCCCAGCTAGTGGTAATGTTGCTTGGCAACTTAATCTTTACAATGCGCCTCATGCTTTTACTTTGCCTAAAGATTACAAAATGGTAATTAAAGTATGTTCTGGTTCTTGGCAAGAAGGATATGGTCTAGATACGGAAAACTATACTGACCAGACTTACGAGGGCACAGGATCCAACTGGGTCCGAAAAGGCTCCCCCGGCGACGGATATTCCACATGGCTTACTGAAGGCGGTGACTTTGCAGAAAGCAGTTTATCAGTTGTTTTTACTGGGTCTTTTACTGACGGAACAGAAGATTTATCCGTTGATATTAGTGATATTGTTGAAGACTGGATGACTGGTGGAGTTGCCGCTGGAGCAACTGGCTTGGTTAATGCTGGAGCAACCTCGGCAAACACAGACGATCTCACCTTCACCCTAATAGACTCTCAAGGCACTACTGTTGTTTTCAGATTCGATAAAGATGTAACAACAGCAGGAGAAGTAATAGGGACATCTGGTCTGTCCTCCGTTGAGCAAATCAGAGACAAAATTTTAGAATCAATAAACAATGTTGATGTCTTAAGAATAACGGCTTCGGAGGGAGTATCAACGGCTCAATTTTTGTTGAAAATGGATGATATAGGCTTGGCTGGAAATAAAGATGGGGGTCTTGGTGATTTTGAAGATTCGGGCTCTCTTTCGTCTGGAACACAATATATTCTAACATTTGCTCAATTTCAAAACGGAACAGGCATACCAAACTACGGATTAGGAGTTTTCTTATCATCTAGCTATGAAACAGGCTCTCATTCATACTACACGAAGAAGTTCTTCTCAAGAACTAGTGAGTATTTCCTAAAGAGACCAAATTTGGAGGCTCGTTGGGATTCCACAACGAAAGACGAATCTGGCAACATATATCTAAGCAGTTCCTTAGTTGGTGGAGACGACAACTTAAACACTTTGTATTATTACAATTACGTAAGAGGACAACTTAAAGATATACCAGATGAGAATTTAAATGGAGAAAGTCAGGTAGGAACAGTAAAATTGTATCTGTTTTCTGCGTCGGCAGACGGCTCCAAGCCAGTCGGGATGAGAACTGAGGATGCATTTTTATTGCCAAAGGGCGGCGGGGTTGCTTCTGATGGCAACCGAGTAATTATTGGCGGCAAGCACAAAACACTAGGTCCGGGCATATATACAGCGTCATTTGCTTTCAATGACGACAGTGTTGAGTCCTTCTTCCCCGTTTGGGCACTAAGAGCACCTAGCGCAGGGTCTGACACCCAATTCCACACTGCATCTTTAGTGGGGATACAAGATTTTATTAGTGCAGGCTCTCCTGATAACAACCCGGATTCAAGCTATGTAACAACCATAGAAAATCTCAAATCAACATATTCTAGGAAAGAAGAAGCTAGATTTAGGTTATTTGTTAGATCTAAGAATTGGAATCCTAATAGCTACACATCTTTTCAATCTCAAATGCCTAGCGAAGTTATAGAAGATGCATATTTTAGTCTTTACAGAATAGTGGATGATTATGAGGTAATTGCTTACGGAACTGGATCTGCAACTTCTCCCCAAGGCACCGGCTCTGTAGGATCATATACAAGATTATCTTACGATATTTCTGGTAATTATTTTGATTTAGATATGAGTTTATTGCAGGCAGGTTATGAATATGGTTTAAAGCTTGCTTATTATTCAAATGGCTCTTACAGAGAGCAGGAAGAAGTATTTAAATTTAAGGTAGGAGAATAATGGCTGACAACTTCAAAATAGGATCTCCGGGACCCGGCATAGAGGTTAGCAAGACTTCTGGCGATGAAGTGGGATCCAAGTCAGGTGGCATCAGAACAGTCGCTACTGGCATTCCAATCTATTCCATACATTTTGGATCTCCAGTACTATCAACCGGAACAAAGTTTTTATCAAAAATAAGCCTTGATGAGTTATCAAGAAAGATTGAATCTCCTTCCTATGTCTCAGAATACATAAAAGATAGGAAAACTTTTTTCCCGTCTGTAGATTTTCAAGATCCAAGAAACTTTGTAAAGTTTGGATTGGCGGAAGAATACTATAAGAAATCTATTGAAAATATATACAAAACTTATCCTTATGATGGATCATTAAAAGAAAAACTAGAGTGGCATAATTCCTCTTCATATATTGATAATTACATATTTGAAAACGAGTACCCAAGAACAAATGGGTATATTAATTTTGGATTAAATTCAACAATCCCAGCGTCTGATAGAACTACTATAGATAATGGTGATGATAGATACATTAAGTCAAACTATGCTCAATATGTAGTAATTAAAGGTGGACCACACGCCCCCAAAACACCAGCATATTCCACAGGCTCTTATTACGAAAAAATTAATTTTAAAAATGAAGAGCAAAAAGCTAATATTTTCAACACTACAAGTAGCCAAATACAGAATATGACCATAGATGGGCAGTTTGGAAATACTGTAGAATTTTGGTTTAAATATCCTACAAACCCGCTAACTGATGCTGGAGGAGCTGGAGCTTCTGTAAATACTCATTTTGCTTATTTTGATTTGTGGAATCAACAAACGATTAATTCAATCATACCCGGATCAGAATATGGAAGATTTTTAATTGAAACAAAGGTCGGAAAAACCACAAACAGACTGGCAGCGAGTTGCTTATTTAATATAACATACATGTCAGGAGCTTCTGGGGTCCAATCCGCAAAATTAGGTCCTTCCTCTACATTGCTAAGTAGCATAAAAAGCACTTATGGGATTGAGTTAACAGACTGGAATCATTATGCTTTTTCTGTAGTAAATAACCCTACCGGATCAGATCACCTTCTTATAAAATTGTATATGAACGGAAGATTAGTAGATACTGTTCACACTGGGTCTCAAATCGGAGAAGTAAAAGAGGGTCCGTTTAACGCCAATCTAGGTGCCTACAGGACGGGACCAAACATTGGCGCTGTAGCTCAAGGTGTAAATACAGATGGATATGGTTCAATCTCTGGCTCTTTTGACGAGTTTAGATATTGGACAAAGGTAAGAAACTCCGAACAAATCAAACTTTTTTCAATTGATCACGTTGGAGGGGGAACAAATACCGATTACGGAAGTCAAGAATCAAAATTTAGCGGATCAACGAACCCTGTTAATTTAGGTATTTATTACAAATTTAATGAGGGAATATTAGGGTCTGGTCAAGACGCAGTAATTCTAGACTATTCAGGAAGAGCGTCAAACGGCTATTACAATAACTATTCTTTCACGGGAGATTCTGACTACAATTTCACTGTCAGAAGCACGGGATCGGCATTTGTTGAGTCTGGCTTGGTGCAAAAGGAATTTAGAGATCCTATTGTCTACAGTTTCCACCCAGACGTTCATGGGTACCTAACCTCCTCAATTCAAAAAGGTAGAGAGTTTGACGATAGAAACACAATGAGCATTTACCACTCTCTACCCTCTTGGATACAGGAGCAAGATAGTGAAAAACAAAGATTTACGACCAAGGCATTAACTCAAATAATTTCGTCATATTTTGATGAATTATATTTGCAAATAAAAGAACTCTCTTCGCTTAAACACAATACATATCCTTCTGGTAGCACTACTGGTAGCTTTGTACAAAAGCCCCTACCGTTTGCAAATAAACTTCTAACAAACATGGGCTTTATTGCACCAGAAATATTTTCAGATGTTACCGAAATAACAGAGTTTTTAAATAGAGATGAAGAAAAGCTTTATGATAGAAAACTGCACGATATTAGAAATCAGATATATTACAACATATATAACAATTTAAATTTTATTAATAAGTCTAAAGGAACTGAAAAGGCAATTAGAAATCTAGTTCGTTGCTTTGGTATAAATGACGAGTTGTATAATGTAAATTTCTATGCTAATAACGCAGAAGTAGATCTAAGAAGAGCTGCTCAATTAAAAGAAGCATATAAAACTTACGCAGATTTTAGCTCAAGAGAAAATTTTAACGCAACCGTTTTTCAAAACACAGCTTCCTCTAATTCCAATAGTGTTTCATTTATAACTGCCAGTAATAACCCTGTAGGCGGGTGGGATACAGAAGACGGCTTTACAGTAGAGGCTGAAGTTATTTTTCCAAATAAGCCTTCAATAAAAAACCCCGGTTTTGATTCCATGTATTACGGTCAGTTAACTTCGTCTCTTTTTGGTATGCACACTGCGGAAATAGCACCAGCCTCTACTGATGACTTGACATGGGCTGCTGCCGACGCCGCAAACTTCCAAGTATATGCGTGTAGGGATAGGCGTTTTCAAACAAAAGACTCTTCAATTGTGAAGTTCTTACTTACGGGTTCTAACATTGGATCAACTACAGAAAGCCCGATGACTGAACTCACAACTAGCTTTTTCCATGATACATATGAAGATCAAAAGTGGAATTTTTCTGTCAGGTTGAAGCCAAATAAGTATCCAAATATAGGAAAATTGAGCGGGTCCGAAGACACTGATTATAAAGTAGAATTTTCAGGATATAACGTCGTTGGTGATGTTGTGCAAAATAGCTTTCACTTAACATCTAGTATGACCGAAGCTCTAGGAAAGACATTTTTGTCATCAAAAAAGAGATTATATGTCGGTTCACACAGGCAAAATTTTACAGGGTCCTTGCTCATGCCTACGGATGTAAAAATATCCTCCTGTAGGTACTGGGCAATACCTCTAGAAAAAGAAGAATTGCTTTCTCATGCTAAGGATCCCAAAAACTATGGTGTGTTCAACGCAATGCAAAACACATTTTTGCTACAAGACCGACGTGGAACGAAAGTAGAGGTTCCAAGATTAAAAACATTATGGCTAAACTGGGACTTTGATGCACTAACAGGATCGGATAGCGGAGAGTACGGAGGAGAGTTTGTAGTACAAGATTTCTCATCAGGATCAAGTGATAAAAGGTACGGACAATATTCGGACGGAGCAGAAAAGCAACACACTGGTAGAGGCGCGTATTTCAAATCCGGAACAAATCACACTGGCTCTTTGTCTAGAGAGGTCGTCTTCGGACTAAGACAACAGGCACCAGATAACCTTAATAGTACTGAGGCTATCAAAATTTTAAGTAGGGACGATGAGTTGTTTACCACATCAACTAGACCTATAAGCTTTCTGTTTACTATTGAAAAAAGCATGTATCAGAGCATTTCAGAAGAAATGATAAATTTCTTAGCGGCGACAGTTGACTCCACCGCGATGGAAAATCTAATAGGTGAGCCTGTTAACAGATACAGACAAAAATACAAATCATTAGAAAAAATAAGAAATATCTTTTTTGAAAGAGTTGGTAGAACTCCTGATGTAGAAAAATATTTGGATTATTTTAAATGGCTTGATTCCGCTGTATCCCAGATGATATTAAATTTGGTACCGGCATCTTCTGAATTTTCAAAAGTTTCAAATGTTATAGAAAGTCACATTTTTGAAAGAAACAAATACTGGAACAAATTCCCTACAATAGAGCAAAAACCACGAGGACCCGAAGTAGCAGAAGACAAAAATGTGCTTGTTGACGCTGCAACGGGAGAGAGAGACACAAGAAAAGTATACAATACAGATGATGTTGGATCCCACGGACGAGGAACCGGTGGCGGAGACTCCTCACACCCACGCCCAGAGAGAACAGACGACGGGGGTGATGGATCATATCCAACAGGTAGACCTGTCAGGGATATTCCTGAAGGCTCTGTAATGTTTGATTTTAATTTTAGACCCAAAAAGTGGGATCTAGAACATCAAAATGCAATTGAGTTGGGAGAAGAAGTTAGATACGTCGTCAGAGATGGGGATAATCCAATTGGAGAAGTTACAGTAACACCGGAAGAAGCTGAAAGATATAGTCCAAAAGTAATGAACGCACTGACGAATAGGACCGACTCAAGGATCACCAGTGGGGATTCAACAATTGACAGACAAAGAAACAACTTGAGGGATGTAATTGCGGAATCAACTGCGCCAACAACAATCAGAAAAGATTATAACAGACCTGCTGGAGAAGCAGATAGAGATCAATATGCAAAGACGCACGGAACACTGGTGGCTTCAAAGAACTCATCAAACAGTCTTCAGGGAGCAGCAACAATGGCAGCGGGGGCAGGCAATATGCAAGCTAAATCTCGCCCAAAGAAAACTCTGAATAAGAGAGAGGCTGTATTTGCAAATTTGCGCCCCGGTCATCAAAATGTAGTCCAATTTAGAACATCAACATTTCAGAGCGGCTCTGATGTTGCTTGGGATGTTATCAGTCCGCTTAGAACATATAAGCCAGAATTTAAGGCATCTCTGGCAACATCACCAGTTGTAGCAACAGCAGCAATTACTACCACGGGTGGTCCACTCAATAACGAAACTTTCACTCTTATAAATTCCGTAGGATTAGCAGTAGGGTTTGTTTTTAAGACAGCCTCCACAGTCGTAGACGGCACCAAAGATGGAGCTAATGTAATCATTGGTGTTAATGGTGCTCTAGGTAGCGCAGCATCTGTGGGAGAAAGAATTAGAGATGCTATCAACGCTTCCAACGCCGCAATCACTGCGATTGAAGAAACTGGTCCTTTGCGGATAACACTTACGCAACAAGTGGCTGGCTTCTCTGGAAATACGCCCATTGATATGTCCGGTGTCACAACTGTTACTGCAACTAATTTTACAGGCGGAGGGTTTGTTAATACTAGTGGGGTGTTTTATCCCGGAAGAATGGTCATTCCCTATGGGTTTTTCAGTGCCTCTTTCCCGAGCCACGAAAACAGCGGTGGATCATTACTGGGCTATGCACTGACTTCGCAACACCTTCAAGATTACTATGTAGACATTAAAGAAATACCAATGCAAAGTCCGTTTACTCAGCAGCACGTTGGAGGAAAGGCATATAGGCACGGAGGATTAATGCTGGGAATGGGTTCTTATAAACCTGAAGCTTGGCACACCACCATTACACAAGTGGGAACAGATTATATATTTACTTTAAACCACCCGTTTAATTTACCATCCGGAGAAAACCTACCAAGAGCAGATTTTTACAGGGATGAAACAGCGAAAAGACCAGTTAATATAAAAAATATAAAAACTACAAATGAAACCTCGCTTCCACAAAACCCATTTTTGCCACCTGTAACTGAGCTGGGGACGACAAAAAAATACTTGGGAAATTATGAAAAAGATTACCAGATCACCCAGACTAGTGGAAGAGATGTAAATAACAGGTATGTAACTAGAAGCGGCTCTATTTCTACAGCGTCGGTGGCTTCTACTGGGACACCTTCTGTGTCCGGTAATTACAATTGGGAAATTCCAAATAGAGGGCAAAACAACCACATTTTTGTTAGTAAATTCTCGGCTCCGGGTGGTCCTGAGACAATGGGAGCAGGGTTTTTAAACTATGAATCTGAAACTTTTTCAGTTTACAATGCGCTTCCTTATAGAAACCTATCTGTTAGACAACCCTTGAGGACTTTGTTAACTAGACATTCTGCTTTTGGTGGATATGATGGAGTAAAGGGATCTCCCACAGCCTCCTATCACAAAATTAATAGAAATCCCGCTAGGAGAATAGAAGAATCAGATATATTTGGAACTTTGGTAACAGGGACTGTTAATGATAATGGATTTATCCAACATGCCATACCAAGAACAGACATGTCTTATTTGTGGATATCTTCTTCATATGTAGGCGATCAAATATTCGGTTATCAAAAAAGAGATTTCACACAAAAATCTTTTGCTTCTACTGATATAACATTTGTTAGTGCAAGTATAACAGGTGCAAATCAGCCTCGTAACAATTTAATTAACACAGATTTTGTTGGATTGAATTCTGTTATTGTTGGTAATGTAAGCTTGACAGGAAGTGATAAAAACACTGTATCATTTGATTTCAATACGGACTTATACGACTCATCACAAGATATAAGTAGCTTTTCTGATGGCGCTCTTGTTCTTAATGCTATAAATAGCACTCGCGGCGGTCCCGCCTCTATCTCAAGTTGGTTTCAACTCAGGACAAATTACCATCCAGTTACTAGAAAGATGGTCAACGAAAATATATTATCTGTAGCAAAAGAGAGTTTTGACATTCGCCCCGGAAGCAGACAAAATATAATTAAAAAAATAGAGTTATCGCATTTTAAAGAATCTCCAGTTGTGTTTAAGAACAAGCCTCTTGAGCATGTTTTTGTCATGAATAATGGAGAGGAAACACAAATTTTAAGCACTTACGGAAATTCTATATGTGGATTCTCCAATAACAAAATAAATGATCTTTTAAGTTTTTATCCTTATAAAAACAAGAAAACTCCATATTCTGCGCTTAAAAAGATTTATATAGAAAATCAAATATCCGAAGAGATTAGTCCTTTTGAAAGCTTTAAAGAAATGACGTATGGGGAAATTGTTTACCCAAAGGGGGAAAACACCGGTTTATCTAGAATCAGAGGAAGAGAAAACTACACCGTATCTAGCGGATCAGAAAATTTTAATTTAAAACTGGGAGAATCTAGGGCATTCTGGAAACACAATATTGAAGACAGATTGAGAAGCGACGCGGAAGCTAGAAACGCTCAAGGCTTAATTATCTCTAGTGGTTCTTCTTATTTTGGTTTAACTGATATGAGTATTTGGCCTTTGGATTCCGAAGAGCCATTTTATGATCTATACCAAGTGTCGTCATCTGATAATGCCGCAGGAGGTTTTGATCCGTACTATTGGGCACCACTATCTCCATCCTCATCGGCAGGATACCCAGCTGGTGGTTTAAATAAGGCGAGAAGTCCGAGAATTTTAAACGTTAATAGAAATGGAGAATTATCTTATGCGGGGTATATCTATGGCTTGCTTGGAATAAATATTCAGGGAAAAATTAGGGCAGAAGGTGCCCCAACTGGATCAGGTCCTCTTCCTAATTTCTTAGGCAATGGCACCGCCCTTGATGGACTGAACTACAAGCCCACTGCTTCATTTCAATTTGAATATCCAAACATGATGATGTCTGGGGCTTATTATGGAAGGGGAGTTAGTCCAACCGCCTCTCTTCACTTGATAGCGCCATATAGAACAGATTATTTGAGCGGAAAAACACCATGGTTTAATTCTTATGAAGACTACTCAGAGGATATAAGAAAAATAGCCAAAGATTACACTGTATTGCCAGAATTTAGGATTTCAGACCACATGGAATTTTACCTAAATAAAGGATTCTTTACAGATAACAATAAGTTTCTAGATTTAATTGGTTCATCACTTGCAACCACATCTAGTGCTACAAGTGAGTCGGGAGCTTTTCAGAGTGAATTTTTTAAAATTTATTCTCACAGTGATTTCATGAAACATTTTTCTGTGATTCAAGAAGATCACAAAAAAAATAATACTGCATTTGTTTCAAAAATTAGATTAGAGGCTAATGCAATCAAGAAATTATTACCATATCAAGGATTTTATCCAGCCTTAAGATCTGTTCAACTAGGACATTTGTTTTCAGCATCTTATGGACCGCACATAAGTGGCTCTAATGTGAGAGACGGAGACCAAGAGAGATTGGCTGCTCTATATCAGCCATTTTTTGCACCGGGAATCTTCTTTAATACAATTAAGTCAGGAATAGCAGTTAGTTATCCTGTTCATACAGCATCAGCACCAGAGATAGATAAGGATTCGTCTGGCTTATTTACTGTTTCCTCCCCTCTCAGTGCATCAGGGTTTGTTTCAAGTTTATACAAGACTACTCCAAACTATGCTTTCCCCTTTGAGGCAATTTTAGATCCGGATCAATATTTGCCACTGTCGTCTTCCTTAACAAGCTCAGGCGTAAATACTTTATCTTCTAGTGTTTACTTTGTTTATCCCAACTTTACGGGATCATACAGACAAAATGTTTCCGAAGCTTTTTATGCTGGGCAAAGTAGCGATGCCCCGTATGGTGCTACTAATACAACAAATCAGCCTCAAATTTACTTTGAATGGAAGGGGCAAAGCAATCCTAGATACTCATTGGCTGCAAGCAACTTTTTTGCAGAGTCAGTTGAATTCTTTTTAGAGAAAGGGACTTTAACTAGTTTTATTTCAAAAACGGAAAAAGATTTTAAATCAATGATTTCTGGCTCAACTTATTTCATGGATGTTTTATTGTATAAAACAAATGACTTTGTATCTTATGAGGGACCACCTTCTGGAACATTTAATTATGACGGTGGGCAGCAATTCTCATCTTCTACTGCACCAAGCTTTAATAGCTATCATGGGTTGGCTAATTCTTTAGGAGATGGGCTGGTAGGTCCGGGAGTTAGTGCAAGGGGAATGCATTATGGACCAGCTTATGTCACAAGCAATGTATTTTTAGGGTCTACAGGTACAGGCAGTGTTCCATTCGCAGCTTTTAGAGCACAAGATCCAGCGTATGCCCCGCATACTCCACCGTATTTTTACGGGACATCTAGGGCTAGAATTGCTTTTAAGCCTCATGCCGTTCGCGATATGACCAGAGGCGAGGCAGCAAAGTTTACTTTGGAAGAAATTTTATCTAATTGCAGAATTGAAACTGAATATCAAAATGAAAACCAACTTTCAAGAACTTTGCAGGAAAACTTTTATAGAAACAACAATGCCGCTGGTATTGCCCAGATGCAACTTAGTTCATCTGTAAATCTTTTTGGTCAGTTAACCTTAAAAGAGGTGGAATACGGCACAGAAAGAAATGCAGATGGAACTTTTAAAGCTGTAAAAGCCACTACACCAGTTGTACAGGGGACAAATGATGCTTGGATTATTGAAACTAAATTTGAATGTCCTTCAATAAACATGGCACACATGGATACGGCATCTCTTGGTGCTGGAATTGGAGAAGGAAAAGAAAAGTATCATACTAGGGGTATTTGGAAGGGTTATGGCACAACTCCGACTGGATCAGAGGGTATATTCTTGCAATTGAAAGAGAGTTATCCACAAGTGACAAACGATATTGGCGGTGCTGTCTCGGGCGAACTAAGTGGATCTCTAATTGATGTGTGTGGATTTAAAGCTTCCACGGAAAGGGTCGGAAAAATCCGGTCCAAAAAGAAAATATCAGAAGCTATCATAGCAATTCCAATTGATGAAAAGGGAAGATTCTATCCAATTCCAAAAGAAATGTACGACAAACAAAAAGAAAATTACGAAAAACAAAACAAAGCTATCGTTCAAGGAGATTTTGGATCACAGAGGGACATAAACGAAACATCAATTACCCAAATGATAGAGAAAATGAAAAAATTTGTTATTCCTCCGAATCTAGATTTTACAATAAATCCTAATATTGATCCTTTTGTAATGTATATTTTTGATTTTACTCATGTATTAAGCAAGCAAGACTTGGCGGATATTTGGCAAAATTTAATGCCAGAAATTTCAAGAACAGCAGAAAAGCAAAGTTCTTTCATAGAGCACCCACTTGGAGTAAAATATGAATTTTTTGGACAATATTCAAAAGGAAAATTACCAAAAAATATAAGATGGATGGTTTTCAAGGCAAAGCAAAAAGCAAGAAACAACTTCTTTAATGTAACTCAACAATCTGAAGTAGCAAAAGGTTTTACTTTTACGGCGGTTAAAGAATTGCAAGGCGTTTCATCAAACCCTGAAGCAGAATTTGTTTATAGTTACAATTGGCCGTATGATTTCTTCTCCCTTGTGGAATTAGCTCAATTGGAAACAAACGTTAAATTTTCCAACCCAAAACAAAGGATTGAGATGGAAAGCATAGATAAGAACACTAAAAAAATTACTAAAGAGGTTAAGTATTCAACAAACCGACCAGAAGAAGAGGCAAAAGTTATATACGACAGAGATCCACCAAGAACCTCAAAAAGATAAATTAATATTGTGGATACGTGCTATTTATAGAGTAATATGGAATTTTTTGATCAAAAAGAAGAAGTTATACACATTGAACTAACTGAGTTGGGTAGGAAACGTCTGTCTGTTGGGCGACTAAAGCCAGCTTTTTATGCGTTCTATGACGACGATATCATATACGATGGAGAGTATGGACCCGGAAATGATGTACAAAAAGACATTGAACATAGAATTATAAAAAAAACACCGCGAGTAAAGCCAAATACTATTTTTAACAGTGTTGATGATTCAATCAGAAAAATAGAAGCAAATAATTTATACGGCACAGTATCACTTACAGAGTTGATTGGCACATTTGTTAACAATAAAACAATAGAAGACAGATATCCATTAATACCTGATAAAAAAACAGAGTATTTGTTGCCCATGCCAATAGGAACTTCAGACGCGGGTAATCAAAATGCCCCATCATGGGAATTAAATTTTTTAAAATCCGAACTAAGTTCATCTCAGCCATTTACACTAGACGGAAACGCAGCTTCTTGCGATCTTGTTTTTGATGTAGTGGAAAACTCACTTAGGTCTGCTATTCAGTTAGCGGGGCAAAAGTTTAGACTAACAGACATGACAGGCTTTTCAATACAATTTGGATTCAATACCCTTTTGGACCCAACATCTGGAACCTGCACCTCAACAGATCATACAACTGCTGCTGGAAAATTGATATGTTTAGATGTAAACGGCGATGACTCAAAGTCTACCACCGCTCTTCAAGTAGCGCAACAAGTAGCCAACAAGATAAATAATTCTGCCTTAGCAATAACAGCTACAGTTCCGTTTAATGACGGTGTTGTTAGACTAAAGCAAGATATTATTGGAGACAAGGGGAATACCAAAATAGAAATTGATGATTCAGTATATAGTTCTGAATTGGGTCCTATGATAATTCCAAAATTAATTGCCGAACTAGGTAATGCAAACACAGAAGGGTTTACAAGAGGGCTTGATTCAACATTCGCACCCTTGCAAATACCTCAATTAAATGTTGATGTTGTTTATGATACGAGCATAGCTCAGATAACTGACACAACTTTCAACGGACAAGGGTTTAACACAGAAACTAATCAATTTGCTGACGAAATCGTATTTGAAGACGGAACATATATTAAGATAGATAAGGATTACATATTGCTTGATATAAAAGAAAACAACGTTCCAAACTCTAAAAACAATTTTGATATAGAAGTTTATGAGATAAAAGAATCCTATGGAAGAGTGGTTCCAACTTACCCCTCTCTTACCGACGCAGATGATATGACTAAATTGAGATTTGCTTCAAATGAAAAGAATTATATTTATCAAGATGAGAAACTGTATTATCCCCAAGAAAAGAGATATCTAGAATTAAACAGCGAATACGTAGAATACTACTTTGACATAAGAGTGGATAGAGAAATACAGGACCCTGTTGATCTAAACATCAAGCCACCTGCATTACCCTTTAACTTACAGGAGCTTTGCGAAGACTAATGACAATGTTGCCAACAAAATACGAATATTTAGCCGGTCAAGCCAGAAGAAGATTGCCAGTTTGCAATGTATCTCAAATAGTATTGTCAGAAAATTCTTATGAAAAAGTTAGAAAAGAAGAGGGAACTGAATATATAAAGCAAGATAGGCTAAGAAGAATTCCTGCACGTTCTGGCGACTTTGTGTCACAGCAAAAAGATTTGCAAATAGATTTAAGCGTTGTTCTATACATTGACAAGATAATGATGGAAAGATTTTTATTCCATAAATCTCCAGAGCATTTAAAAATCAGAGTTCTTCAATGCAGCGCTGAAAATATATACGATGCTATATCAAATGACCCATCTCCATTTTTGGCACCGGGAAATCCACTGCCTGATACTATCACTCAATATGTTGAGTTTAAGGAGTATAAATTATCCGACATTATACCAAATTCAATTAATACATTTTCTGGTCAGTCAATGTTTGGCGCTTCTAAAGCTAATACATCACAAGCCATCGGGCAAGTCATGAAAAATTATAAAAAATGTACTTTATCTGATGGATCTGAGTTGTATCAGGTACCTGTATCTTTCAGGTTCAATATTGATCATGAATTTGGAGGATCTAACGTAGAACACTTATCTTATTTTATAACCTCTTGCTACGACGGAGAAGAGATCTTTTCAGAGAGAAATATTAACGCAGCGTATCTAGAAAAAGACAATATAAGAAAATCCACAACAGGCTTTGTTACTTCGGAATTAGTAATATCTAATTCCCAGACTGTGAAAGATACCTATGCATATCATGATAGTAGGGGAAACTATTGGCTTGGTCCTGTACACTACCATGGCAGCAGAACTAAAACAAAAAGAGGCTACACTGGCTACATGGCTGGAACCAACAATCACATGAGGTCCGGACTTCAATCCCCAAAACTATCACAAAAAACATATAAAAATTGCAAAATAATTGATCACAGGATCATGTCTAATTTTAAAGATAAGATATCACTAATGGATTTTTCTGACAGAACAGACAGGATAATCCCCGGAGGTGTTTTGATATTTCAACCAGTGCATGATAAGAGATCCTCAGAATTTAGAAAGAGTAAAAATGTTTTTTCCGACCTTTATCATACAATAGACAAAAATAAAAACATCAGATTTATTTTTCACGCAGACATGCATCAGGCATTGAAAAATATAATGAAATATCCGGGCTTATTGGACAATATTAAAATGAGAGATCCGGATGCGTATGAGACGTTAGTCGGGACAGATAGAGTCTTGCAAGTCCGTTTATTCAGGAAGCAATTAAAGAATTTTTCTAGAATGGGAAATGAGAGCAGACAAGCGCTAATTGAAAATGACATAACTGCCCAAGAGCAGCTAATATATGAATCTGATGGTCAAGGAATTTATGATTCAAAAGCATTTACTAGGCAAAAAGAAACTTTAAAAAACGAAAATTCAAACATAAGTTATTTTGTAGAATCTCCAATCACAGTGGCATCTGGGGTCGGTATAAAAACATTTACCGGAACTGATTTAGAAGTTGGCAGCCTCAATCATGGAAAGTATGAATATAGGATAGAAATGAATTTGTTTGATCCTACAATTAGTATATTAGCAGACGCTCAAAAAAAGATAGAAAATATTTTAAATGGCAAAAATTATGGCGCTGGATCCGAATATCATCCGGGCTTAGATTCTTATCTTGAAGAAAGCATGTCTAAGAGATCTTACTTGGATGCAAACCTTAACAGATTTACATATGAATTTTACGAACATTATAAAAAAAATTATAGCTATCAGGCTAGACAGCCAACTTCTGATTTTATTTTTTCTAAAATTAAAAATTTTGTAGAAGTTGTAGCAACTTTAAATGGAAATATGTCTCGTCAAGAATTAACAGAATTGTGTGATTATATGGTCAATATATGTAGCCCAGTTACTGGTACACCCCAAGGAATTGATACAGTTGTAGGGATAATAAGTCAGTACCTAGAAAAGATAAGCCATCTTATTTCTAGCATAAGAAAGATAAAAAGAAGACCTTCTGATCAAAAAGAGCGAGATTCAACGCCAAATATTGTAGGTTCTGGTGGTGACAGAACTGAGACAATCAGCCACGTTTTTGATAGTAAGGTCGATATGCAAAAAATCAGGGCTGAAAAATATTATGATTTTTTAAATATTAATAAATCAGATATTGAAAGAAATCCTGATGGTCTGTATATTGTAGGTGCTGGTAGTTATATTGAGAGAACTCGCCTAGAGTCGCAAAAATATTTTACAGATATTAATAACAATATTAACATAACAACTGGTCAAGGGAAAAACATAACTTCTGGAGATACCGTCAACAGGACAAGATTTACATTCCTCTCTCCGTCTAGAGTTTTTTTGGATGATTTTGGAGAAAGATCTTTGGAGATTTTAAATGGTGGGCAACTAAATCAGGACAGAAAAAGACAGAACTCAGCCTTAACGGAATTGATTAGTCATAATCTAAACAAAATTAATCAGCTAATGTCCACACCGCGAGAATCACAAGAAAGTTTGTTACAGTTTTTAGGTACCTCCGGTGTTTCAGTAAGGGACGACCACAATTATGTATCAAAACGTGCAGAAACTCTAGAGACAATGGAAAATCTTGATGTTTTGGGAGATACAAACGCTAGTTACAGAAATGTATTTAAAGATGACGATTCTTCTTTTAGACAATATGAAGATACCAACCTAAGAGAAGATGAGAGCTACAGGGACACAGCAGAAAAAATGTCTCAAATTTTTAATTTTGATATTTTTAGCACCTATAACGATGATAAGTTTTACAATCTTAGCGAGGATTGTGAAGTAGAGCCGGAAAATAATATTAGAAAGGTTTTAACAAAAAATGGAGACAGGGATAACATATCCTCTGTAATAACAAAATTTCCAAATCAACTAAAAGCGTTAATATTGGCTGGTTCCAATCCTTTAAAATTAAATTCAAATTCTGCCATCAGGCAGGACGAAGAAAATTGTCAAGATGAAATACCTAAGAATTCCATGAGAGATATTAATAATCAAGGGTACGTATATTTTAATTATAAAATTATTCAGAGGGTCCAAGTGCTTAGAAGTTTTGAAACTGATGGAATGGGCGGTTCCGTTTCCTCCCCAATATGGACAGATTTAGAAGAGGTAGACCTCAACAAGTCTAGAGGATCGCTACTGTTTTGCAGAATGGTTTCGTATAATAAGCCAGAGTATGGGTATGAAAGACAGAGCATGTTGTCTCTCCCGACTCTAAATGACATATTCTTTATTGATGTATCACAAACATCTTATTCTGCAAATGCCAATAACAGAATTACCGTATCTGGCAACAAATACAGAAATAGGCAAACAAAATCAAATAACAATTCTTTCTCAAAAATATTCCAAGCCTCTTTGGAAAACATAGCAAAAAGCAGAGCAGCGTACTTGGAAAGTAGGAACTATTCTTCAGCTGGTACAGAATTTACTCAATCTAATAATAAAATAAAATTACAACAAAAAATTGATATTTTCGGCATAAACACTTCTGCTGTTAGAGAAAAAACACAATCTTTATTTGGAAATTTAACAAACTCAGAAATAGTAGATAAATTAGTATCTATGGGCTATGGGGACGCAGTTGTTAGCGCGGCAAACGCAAACCAAGGGCAAACCAAGTCATCTTACATACAAACTTACTCTTATGACCAAGGTTCAAGAGTTCCTTTCTCATCTGGCGGTCAGCAAAGGCTTTCTCCTTCTCGCGCAGCAGGACGAGGGTCTAGCGGTGGCGGAGGCAGGTCTAGCGGCGGCGGAGGCAGGTCTAGCGGCGGCGGAGGCTCTACTTACTAGAGGTGAATGATGGCAAACGATAAAAATCAAACTGAATTAAATTCACTAAATTTGTTCGGAGACTTAGCGCCGGGAGACCCAAGCATAACAAAGTCCGACAATTTAATGTTATTTCCAATTCTAGCTGATATTGCAGACTACCTTGGCACCGAAGAGCAAGCTGGCGGAATGGAAGGCTTCGCCCTCATCGTTGCAGCATACTTTTTCGCACAAGCAAAAAGAGATGCATTCTCAAAAGAGTATCTTCTGGTTACTGAAAACGGCATTTTTTACGATACAGATAGCTACTCGTGGCCTTCGGAAGAGCCCAACAAATCAAAGTTAAAATATGATCCTATTAGGCAATCACTGGGGTCTGTGAGGTGCATTGACACCCATAAAGCCATGCCCGACCACTTAGATGATGGAAAAGAAAAAGTAGAGCTGTCTTTTAATAGGAACACCTTTGTATACAACGAGGGAACCGGACAAGCATCGGGGCTCGCCTATCTTGCAGAGATTAACCCGTGGCACACAGTGCCCGTGTTCAACCCCCAAAGTGCATCTCCCGCAATTGCTCAGATAGGGGAAACTAGTGAAGTCATGCTTTGGGATGATTTTTCACTTATTGGCGATCCTGAAAAAGCTCATCCAAGTTCCCCGTTTTGTAAAAATTTTCAAGGCATCGGGCTAAAAAGAATCGGAATCTCTGATCCAATCTTCTTTTCCCAATTTAATCTACAAGAAGCTAGAAAAATAGAACACATTTATATTTTCCAAAGCAACTATTCAGGAAATAACGGAGCAAGTTACGGTTATGGAACTTCTGTGAACTCAAGTACACTAACTTCTAATTTCATGTATCAAGCCGCTCTATTAAATTTGCTTTTTACAATTGACCAAAAAAGAGAGGGCTTTAACCTCCTCGGGGTCCCCGGCTATGAAAGTGCGCTTGAAGCATATGGGTCTCAAGTAACAGATATTTATGAAGGCGCAGGTGCCGCTCTGCCGGATGTGGGAATTTATGGCTCTGATACTCTTTCCTTTGACAGTGGCTACGATGATCTTGCTGGCAGAAATGGGTCTGAAGTAGTTGATGTTTCGTTTTTTGAAGAATTGTCCGAACAAGGAACAGTCGAATCAGCCGATGATGTGCTACAAGTATATGCCTTGGGGGTAATGCCAAAAATTGTCAATCATGTCTGTGAGAACATAATGTTTGAAGACGGAGATCCCATGAAGGGTTTTAAGTTCTTTTCAGACCATTCTTTTTCTTGCAAAAAAGCCCAAGATGCAACTTACGAATATTTACTACCTTACCATCCACTTGGAAACATGGGTGCATCTCAGCCAACTGCTAGAATACAGCCAGTTTATAATTATCTTTCATACAAATATGAAAGTGCTCTTTCAAGTTATGGGAACATATTGTCTGAAAAGGCACTTCCGAACATATATCTGTTTGACAAGTGTAAAAGCATATCAAGCGACTCATCTGATCAAGATGGAGAGTCCACCGGCACTGCCAATGGGATTTTAGTGCCTTGTCATGAAAAATATAATTTTGAAAAATTTGGTAGTAAGATATTAGACTGTGGTAAAATAGGAAAGATAGAAGACCTAAACAACAGCCCAGACACAAAAGCGATGAGCAACATAATAGTTAAAGCATTGCAATCATCTTTTGGACAACCTGAAACAGCGATGCCCAAAAGTCTACAAGATTCTGTTTTAGAGCAACTAAAAGACTACCCCATGTTTGTTGATATTCAATTTACTGGCGATGAGTCAGACGTAGATGTGGACAATAGAAATGTATGGGGCACTCCAGAAAATTATGTAGAAGGCTATAAAATAGCTGGAGATGAGATTATGAAAACATTCCACAGCTCCGGAATGGTTCATGAATTTATAAAAAGCTTGATATACAATCAGTTTTCCGGACAAAATTCCACAAACCCACCAGCTACTGATGCTGAGAAATTTGCAAAATTTAGCTCAATCAACATCGCGCAACCGGTTTCAGATCCCGGATTAGTTAGGGTGGTTTCTACAGATTTACCGAATAATGATACCATAACTGGGGATGATAAAATTTATAATAATAAAATTTATTGGGAACAAGAAAACAAAACAATTTATGATTTTGATGAATGGCTTAAGGTGATGTTGAGTGAATACGATTATTATTACGCACAAAATGGCACACCCGGCACAGCAGAAAATTTTATATATAAAATTAACGACATAAAAAAGTCCTCTATTGACTTAACAGAGCCTGACATTGGAAAAACAACATCCTTGTACACCCCATTTCATATGAATTCATGGCTTGGCTGGCAACTCGTTGCATTCTACCCAAAATATATTGATTTTAGAAATGGTTTTGCTAGAACGTATAAACAGTGCGTCTCAAAAGTTTTAAATAAACAAGGAGATTTAACATATCTAAACAGCGTTCAGGGAACCTTGTTTTATAGAATAGCTAAATTTGCTGCCGAGGAAGACGGAGGGGAATTAATACAAAATATATTCATTCCGGCTACAAACGTGCCTGATTCAAAAATATCTCCCCCCGGAAGTTCAGAGTATAGATACATTGACACTCAAGTAAAATATGGAAAAAGATATAGATATAAAATATCAGCCTATAAAATAGTCGTAGGGACAAAATATAGATATGATTTAGCACCATACAACAGCAACCTTGTGAGTGAGGAAAGTTCAGGCGGAGGCGACTCTCTTAATGGTACAATTGATGACCTCGCGGATAAACTCGGATTTAATGTAGATAGCTTAGGGGAGGTTTCTTTTTACAAAAAGACCGGAATGTCTGCCTTAGCGAAGCCAATTCATACGCCAGTGTATAGAACACCCCTCTTCATCGGTCCCGGTGCCCCAGATGGTGAAGATGTTCCAGCCACTGGCTTTGTTGATGGTGGTACATTAACTTTCTTTTCTGTGATATCGCAGCCATCCGTAAAGATAATTGAAGTTCCTTACTTCCAAGATATGCAAACGGTGATATTGGACAGACCACCGCTTCCACCAATAACAAACATGTACCCTCTTGTTGGGAGAAAAAACGACATTCTAATATCATTTGAAAACCAGATAGGGCAAACTGAAGAAGTTCCTGTGCCAATATTTGATGAAGATGAAATATATTTTCAAGCAGAGCGAATACAGCAAAGAAGATCATTGATAAAGTTAAGTAATCACGCGGAACCACAACTGTATTTCCCAACACTACAATTTAAATCAGATGGCTTTCCATATGCCTATGAGGTATTTAGGCTTGATGGAATTGCGCCAACCAGTTATCAAGATTTTTCAAACGCTAAGTATGGAAAGGTTCTCTTAAAAGATGCGACATCTTTTGTTGACAACATAAACACTAACATTGATTATTATTACACCTTTAGGACAATGGACGTGCATGGAAATATCTCAAACCCCACTCCTATATATAAGTTGAGAATGGTAGAAGATTCCGGTGCAGTGTATCCGCTAATAAATATTGTTTCTTTTGATGAAGGAAAAAACTATAAAGATTCAAGAGAGTTTAACAGATATTTGCAAATTGATTTGGCAGATATTCATAAATATTTGAATCAGGTAGAATCTAATTTAACAAACGAAACGGCAATTAACCCAAATACACAGCCTTATCTTGGCATAGCTCCAGATGGGAACCCGTGGAATAATCAATATGAATTCACGCCAGCGAACGCAAAGAGATATAAGTTTAGAATAAAGTCAAAAAAATCAGGTAGAATTATAGATTTAAATGTTGGATTTTTTGTTAGACATAAATTCCCCGATGAAGAGGTTAATCCTTGCGGTGATAATACTGCTCCGATGGCTCCGGGCAACACTAAGCAAGATGATGTTGTTTCGGCACACACTGACAATGCTGATTCCACTGCGAATCAGGGTGACGGCTCAGCAACATTAGGGAACCTTGCAGTCCGCACTGGAGATTATTTTGACTGATGGAATAATGATTCCGGATTAATTTTGAAAATTGCTCTGGAATAAAAATGCTTAAATGCACTAAAATTAAAGAACTATTTGTGATATAAACTACTTATAGTATTGAACGAGGTTTAAGGAGAATTGACTAATGGCTTTTTTAGATAATAGTGGAGATATTATTTTAGATGCAGTCTTGACTGACACGGGACGCGCTCGCCTTGCGGCAGGGGATGGATCATTTAAAATCGTTAAATACGCTTTTGCTGATGACGAGATTGATTATGCAAAGTACGACACCACTCAGGCTAGTACTCAGTTGTATGATATGGAAATATTAAAGACCCCTGTGCTAGAGGCTTTCACAAACAACACCTCCACAATGAAAAGCAAATTAGTTTCAATTGCCAGAAACAATATTTTGTATATGCCTGTAACTAGAATTAATGAATTCACACAAGGCGGCGGAACTGCCATGAATTCAAATTTAGCCCAAGCATCGGGCTCTTTCGTTATTTCCGTTGATGAGGCAACAGATGATTATTTCAACGCTAGCGTCACAGAAGCCAACAGAGATGGATTGTTTTTTGGAATTCTAAGCAATGGCGGTAGAGTTGTAAAAATAGACCAAGGACTTAATACTACTGAAATTTCAAAAAACCAATCTCTTGCTCCTGCTTTAGTTGAGACACACTTCATAGTAGAAATGGACAATAGGCTTGGTCGCTTAGTTGCTCCCGGAGGCGGATTACAGAGCTATTCCTTTTTGGATGATGACAATATAGCTTCTTACAACATTACAAATACAGGTAGAACTGGGGGATTTTTTGCCTCTTTAAATCAGAATTCAATCTCTCCAATAGCAGGTCCGAGGGGTTTAAGCTTCCGCTTTAATGTAAAAGCATCTTTAGAATTGCAAACTAGTAATTTTTTATTTACCAAAATAGGATCCACTAGCACAACTTGGCAAGGAGCAGCGGGAAAAACATTCTCAATTATTGACAGCTTTATTAGAGTCATAGGGGCGACTACAGGATATAAGTTAAATGTCCCAATTAGATTTATAAAATTGGAGAGCTAAAACCTTAACGGATAATTAATAATATGGCTACTACTTTAACTACATCTACTTTAAAAGTTCTCGTAAAGGAAGAAATCACTTTGAACGGAGAACAACAAGGTAGTGAAACTAAGCTGGATATCTCATCAGTAAAGAATATTTCTAAACGCCTTGTATCTACAAGTGGAACGTCAGAGACAACAATTGTCTCTTTTGCCGCAACACCCGCAGGTGGAACTTTTGTAGAGGGTGATATAAGGTATGTTAGGGTAACCAACTTAGATGATACAAACTATGTAACCCTTAATATTGAAGGGGATAGTAGTACTGATTTTTCTGTGAGACTAGACCCCGGTAGTTCATACTTGTTAGTAAGCTCATCAACTACAGGAGTTGTAGACTACGGCAGCATTAGTGGAGGCGCTTTGCAGGATTTGACCCGATTAAAAGCAACAGCAAACACCGCAGCAGTAGATTTAGAAGTATTTGTTGCTTCAGTATAAAATAAAAATATTCAAGAGGAAATAAAATGGCAACCACATTTAAACAATTTTCAAATCAAGATGTTACATCAACTAGGACATTATTGCACGAAAGTATACCACTTACGGGAACTATCGTTTCTGGAACATATAACGAGGGAAATACTAATTCTGAAAAGAACATTAAAAACTTTTCTCATGGTCTCTTTCAGTCTGTATATGACTTCCCATTTTTAAGTTCATCATCAAACCACATACTTGATTTAACCGCTGGATATGCTAGTGGCTCTGCCCTATCCTCATCTGCCAATACTCAAAATGCGGATAAAGTTAATATTTACAATGAAATGGCGCAAATTCTTGCTGGGCACGACCAACTTGGTAATATTAGAAAGTTTGACGAAGATGGAAATTTTGCTGCTGGAGGAACTAAACTTCAAGAGTGTATTTTCGTAAACTTTTCTAGGCTTCTCAACAAAGATGAAATAAAAAAGGGAACATTCAACATCCAAATGGGCGTCGGCGAAGCCCTTAATTTTGACAAATCTACAACCTTCTCAAAGAGAGTAACAATTTCAGACTCCAGTGGATCAAATGGATTTTTTGTAAATTCTCCAGCAGGGGAATATGGTGTATTATTTGCGACAGGATCAAACGACGCGCAAGGGCAAGTAACCTACATCGCAAGCCCAACCAACGGCGGAATCCCGTGTGGCTTAATTTTCTATCAAGCAGGAATAGCTGTTCTGTCCGGATCAATTTTTAACAAGTCCGGATCGGCTTCCCCTGATCATGCTGGTGGAATTTTATTATCAAGTAGTTTCGCCACGGGTGATGTTCAACAAAAAGGGGTCTCGCTTGGAAATGCTCTTGTAAAATCTGCTGGGTCAACCGGTTATGATTTTGTTTCAGGCTCTTCTATTTCTGGGTCCTGTGATGCATTTAGAAATAGAATCTACAACATATCTTATAGTAACACGACAGAGTTAAATTCAACAATTTATTTCTGTAGAGCCTCTCACAATGAGTTTAATTACAGTTCTAACCCAACCTACATCAACCCAAGCACAAGCCAAATAAGAGTTAAAGAAAGTACTTTTGACCAGCCTGTATCTTATGTTACTACAGTTGGCTTGTATGGTGCTAACAACGAATTGCTTGCTGTTGCAAAAGTTTCTGAACCAATCAAGAAAACGCCAGATACGGAATTAGCTTTACGAGTTAGATTGGATTACTAGGGGGTATGCTGCGTTGTGCCTTACTATCCATTTACACAAGACGACTTAGTTTACAATGTCCTTAAAACAAATCCAAAAGTAGAATTTTATATATATCAAGTTGCTGCAAGGGGAGGGTCTGTCTTTTACAATAATAGACCTCAACTATCTGGAGCTTTCACAGGATCAGTCCCAAATGCAACCCCCAATAAAGTCGGTTCAGCAGGATTCATTAGTTTATATGAATTGAATGTTGACAGAACCGACCAGAGCGACCTCATACGCCGAGGAACCGGTCTTATCAGCGCCTCGGTAAATAAGGAAGGGACATTTACAACATTCAAAACCGTCTCACAGGAAGCCTTTTCGCAAGAAAATTATGGAGATCCTTCAAGCCTAAAATACCCTCTTACATCAAGTCTTAGAAGGAGGCTCCTCTCTGTTGGAAGTGATGATTTAAGCATTACTGGGTCTGCTTTAAAAAACACACTAGACCACTATGTTGTGATGAGCCCACACTACGCTTACCAGTACGAGAGAGGTATTGGCTCTTCTAAGGTACAGTGGGATAAGTCACTACAAGACATTAACTTGGTAAGCATCCCATCTATATTCTATGGGTCATCAATTAAAAAAGGCACAGTTGAAGTAAACTTTTACATCAGCGGATCAGTTGCTGCTCAATTAAAAGACATTAATAAAAATGGAGAGCTAATCCAAGTTTCTGGAACAGCAAATAATTTGGGATCAGATTTTGGGTCTGGGTCTGTAGCTGGCGTTGTTTTATATAACGAAGGTTTTATACTGCTAACGGGCTCATGGAATTTGTCAGCACATACAGAGCCATACGCTGGGGCTGGAGATATCCAGCCGAAATGGATACACTTTGGAATAGGCGCGAATGATGGTCTTGCGGCGTCTTACGATATTCCATCATCTAGTTTTGGTTTGAAATTTTCGGGTTCCACACAGACGCCGGTTTTAACAATGTTTGCACACGCCCCCCGAGGAATGTTAAATCACTCTAATAACCCGACTTATATAAAATACGGTCAAAAGACTGCCCCAGTTTCCTCATCCACTGGGTATGTTCAGCCTGCTGGAACATTAATTAAGAATACCGTGACAGGATCCTTCACTGACGTAACTTCTAGTTTTAGAAAGCAGACTTTTATTTCTAAGATTGGTATTTTTGACGAGGATAAAAATCTCTTAGGTTTTGCTAAATTAGCCACTCCAATTAAAAAGACAGAAGAAAGAGATCTTACCTTCAAATTAAAGCTTGACATCTAATAAAAACTCTGTTACATTCCTCCTATGATTTTAGGCTTAGACATATCAACAAGCATTGTTGGTTTCACAATTATAGATCAAGGCGAAATAGTAAAGACATTCGCGATAGACCTAAGAAACAAGAACAAATTCCCAGACATCTATTCAAAATACAATCACATTCAAGGAGAACTGCTTGATATTCAGCGAGAATATAAGATAGAGCATATTTTTATTGAGCAAAGCCTCCAAATGTTCCGCTCTGGCTTCTCATCAGCCAAGACATTATCAACCCTATCCTCGTTCAACGGAGTCATAACTTACCTCTGCTACAGAGAATTGAGCATTAAACCAGAACATATCCCAGCCTCATCTGCTCGTAAGGCTTGCGGCATCACTATCAAGAAGGGAACTAAAGCAAAAGAACAAGTTGTTAAGTTTTTGCTTGACAACGAACCATGTTTTGTTGTAGAGTACACAAAATCTGGGAACTTGAAGCCCAAGTATTATGATATCGCCGATAGCATTGTTATAGCAAAAGCAGGACACGCACTTGTCGAACAACGAAAAAGTAAAAATCCTTAAAGATTTCCTTGGCGGATACAACAGAACAGGTCAAGAATACCTGTTTACTTGCCCCAAGTGTAAGCATCATAAGCGCAAACTTAGCGTGAATCTGGATAAGAATGTGTTTAAGTGTTGGATCTGCGAGTTCAAGGGCAACAATATCAACCGTCTTGTTCGTAAGTATGCAGACTTTAACCTAAAAGCAAAATGGCGTGAACTTACAGGGCAAGTAGAAATACAGCAGTTTGATGAGATTATTGCCACTTTATTCCCCGAGCAAGAGGAAGACACACCTGAAGTAGTAAAACTGCCAAATGAGTTTCTAAGTCTCGCAAATAAAAGCAAATCTGTGCTTTCCACAAAGGCTCGCAACTACCTGAACAAAAGAGG